TCCAAATGGTGACGGCGACAACGATACCGGAACATCTCACGGCGGTATCTACCTGCATGCTCCATATGGGGATAAGAGCAAAACTGTAACTATGTACTGGTGACCAATATGAACGAAGGCCTACTCCAAAAAGGTTTCAAGTCCTCGGAATTCTGGATGGCCGCCGCCGTGATCATCCCATATTTCAGCAACCAGCTCGGAATTGATCTCGGCGCTGTTATCGCGGTGATTACCCAGTCGCAGCACGACATTCAAGTGGTGCAGAGCACGTCCCAAGCTCCGGCTCTGGTTGCTGCCATTTACGTTGCTGGTCGAACCTGGCTGAAGCATAAGCGGATGATATGACCACCTGTAAAAATTGCGGGCATAAATACCATGGCGGGTTCTGCCCGGTGTGCCTGACGCCGAACGAGGATTGCGACGACTGAGGCATAGTCTTTAATCCTGGGAGGGGTTATGAGAGTGATTGCGGAAGACAGTTTGCATATGACCAAGAAAAATGACGAGGGACTGCACTATGTCAAAGATCGGTACTGCCCGGAGCCTGGGCCATGCTTCTCCTTTGATGACAACGGTCGGGCCGGCGTAGGCTGCGATAGATTCCGCTACCAACCCACAGGAGTAAAGTTATGCGTCAAATTATAGTTCTTCTCGCCCTGCTCATCGCAGTTTCAGTCCAGGCGAAAACAGCCACCGTCGTCAGCGTGATCGATGGCGATACGATCAAGGTGATCGACGAGACCGGGCTGACCACAGTCAGGCTCTACGGTATTGACAGCCCCGAAAAGAAACAGGCCTACGGCATGGCGGCGAAGGATTTTGTCGAGACGATGGTTGAGGGGGAAATGGTCGATGTCCTGCCGACCGGCGAGTACACATATGGCCGTACCGTCGCAATCGTCATGCTTGGTACCCAGTGCCTGCAGGAACAACTGATTCTTTCCGGGTATGCCTGGGTCTATCCGGACTACTGCAAGAAATCATTCTGCAACGCATGGGCTACCCTTCAGGGAATTTCAGCCGGCAACCGCGTAGGCTTGTGGGCCGATCCAGTACCGGTGCAGCCGTGGACTTGGCGGAGAATTCGGCGATGAGTAGATCAAGGAAGGGGGGCAAGGGCGATGGGTACGACTTCTGGTCAAGGAGGCCTGGCGACGGGCATTTCGGCAAAGTTGCGAAGCTGATCACAAAAAGATCGGAGCGAGTGATTGACCGGCAACTCGAACGCCTCGCATGCGTCGATCCCGACAGCGTTCGTGGGCGATATCCGGGAGAGTGAAATGAACTTCGTCAAAATCCCCTGCTGGGGCGCAACCATCACAGCTCCGGACTTCCTTGAGCAGCACTGGCCATACGATCTCCCCCCAGAAGCATGGCCCACCTTCCTCGGTGCTGGCAGTGGTTGGGGAGACACCATCGTTCCTGACAGCTTTGGCAAGGCTTACCTCAATCCAGCTGGCCTCTGCCACGATGTTGAGTGGGCTTGTTCAGCAAAAACTCCTAGAGCGTTTCTGGCTGCCAACGGCCGGTTTTTCCTGAACTGCGCCTCGCTCATCCTCGCCGCCGATCTGGATGTGTGGCCGAAGATAAAGGTGCTGACAGCGGTAAGCGGGGTCTACCTGGCGGCGGTCAGCACTGCCGGGGTCCTGTTCTTTGCCTGGTTCTCCGGAGACCGTAAGGAGGATCCATATCCAATGCAGAACCCGACAGTGCATCACCGGCTAGGTCGTTTGGCGGAAGCTAGGAAGAAATACTATGAAAAACCCGATGAGAGGTTTCAGGACAGAGAGGATGTACTTTACAGAGCAGACGAGAAAGGTGAGAATCAATGACGAAAGATGTTGGCACAGCAAGTTCAGAAAGACGCCAGAGCATATTGACAGGTAGCGACCTCGAGGCAATATCCACCATTGTTGAGGATGTCATCCAGCAACGCGAGGGTCACACGGCCGCTGGCTGTCGTTTCATTGGTGTAGCCCCGGAGGATCTGCGGGAGATGGTCGAGGCGCACAAGAAATTCAACGCGGCGATGGAAGACAGCAAGAGCATTGTCAGGCGCTTCGTCGTTGTATTCATCCTCACCGGACTGAGTGGTATATTCGTCGTAGGTTGGTGGGAAAAAGTCAAACGAGCAGTCCTGGGGAACTAATATGTTACTACGAGACGGCAAGACCGAAACCCAAGACCCACGCTGCGGCCTCATCTTCCAACCCGACCCGACCGCTCCGCATCTCCTCTCTATGGCGGCGCCGGACGGAGGCATAGATCTCAGTGAGCGAGAGTTGATCAGCAAGTATCGGGTCAAGAAGTTCGGTGCCCCATTACTCAGTCAAGGACAGTGGAGTGCCTGCGGAGGGTTTGGTTTTGCAGCTTTTCTTGAGCATGAACCAGGGATTCGCACCCTTGGCGACGAGTGGGCACTTGAGTTCTACTTCAGAACTCAGGACAACGATCAATGGCCAGGGTCTGAACGGCCTGGGTCCGACCCTGTCAGTTACGGCACATCGATCGCCGCTATTCTGCAGACTGCTAAGCAGGAGGGATTGATTACCGAATCCTGCCGCGCCTACACAGTCGAAGAGGTTATCCGAGGCCTTGATTATTATGGCAGTGCGATTCTTGGTCTTGAGTGGACCGAGGGAATGATGGAGCCTCGCGAGGTAGATGGATTGAGTACTCCGGGGGGGGCTGTGATAGGAGGACATTGTACTGCGGGTACTTTTGTCAACTTACATCAGAACATCATTGGTGGACCTAATTCCTGGTCGGATTGGAATAGAAGAAGGAATGGCTACTGGGTGATGGACCTTGATGATTTCGGGGAAGTCCTGCGTCGCGGCGAATGCGCGTTTGCGAGGAAGGTGCCAGGGGTGCATGTATGATCAAGTCCCAGCATTTTTACGACGCCTTCAACGTCATGCAGGACCGGGAGGGGCGCAACCTCCGCACCAACGACCCAGTTGACCCCGGGGGGGATACATTCAGTGGGATTTCTCGAGAAAACTGGCCATATTGGATTGGCTGGAAACTGCTTGATCAATCAGAAGGAAATATTACGCCAGGCATCATCCAGGCTGTTGAAGATTTTTACTACGAGCAGTTCTGGTGCCGGATCCAGGGCGATGCCCTGGCTGATCGGTCTGAGGAAGTTGCCATTGAGGTCTTCGATACTTCAGTCAACTTCGGAGTGCATCGCGGGGTGCAGTTCCTGCAGGAGGGCTTGTCGCTGCTCAATCTTAACAAGCGGCTGTACCCGGACCTTGTGCTCGACGGGCAGGTCGGCTGGAAGACTCTGGAAACCCTGCGATTGTACTGTGTGTCGCGACCGCCCAAGGCGGAAGTGTCGATCCCCCGGCTGTTGCGGGTGATGAATACCTTGCAAGGCAGTCATTACATTGAGCAGATGCGCAAGTACCCGGCCAAAGAGAAGTACCGCGGCTGGTTCGACAGGATCTGAGATGGCAGACCAACTTGATCGCGCCGGAGAACTCGAGATGCTGTTCCGCAACCAGGCCATCGCTGCTGCCAGACAGCGCACCGACGGAGTGTCTCGCGCTCACTGCCTGGACTGCGAGGAGCTTATCCCGGAGAAACGCCGGCAGTACGTGCCGGGATGCTTATACTGCGTCACCTGCGCCCAGGAGCGGGAGGAGAAGAATGGCTACTGAGGAACGAATCAAGCAACTACTCGACTGCGCTGTCAGGGTGCCTGCCAAGGACGCGGCCGGGGTCTATATCCCGGGCGGGATGGACGCGACGGTCAGGGCCAAGGCGATCGCTGACTGTCTAAAGATTGTACAGGATGAGAGGATGAAGGCTGAGGTGGTGTGTGGCTGATATTGATTTCAAATTCACTGCGTCGCCGACCGTCTCGAAGTTCATGCGGTCGAACGCCTTCCATCGAGCAATCATGGGGCCGATCGGGTGTACCTCCGCAGACACCGAGTTCCTCACTCCGACAGGATGGAAGCGCATTGATGCGTATGAGGCAGGAGACAAAGTAGCGCAGTGGGATGAGTCCGGAGCCCTTCGGTTCGTCGAACCAGAAGCGTATGTAGTCCTGCCGTGTGACGAACTTATATGGTTCCACAACAGGACCCTGTCTATGCAGCTGAGTGCTGAGCATAGAGTTCCTGTATATGACTGGGCGGGGAACTTCAAGGTAAAAACAGCAGCGAGGCTGGAAAAGAAGCTCTCTAAAAACCGGATACCTATAAACTTCATCCCTACAACCAAAGACTACCCAGTGTCTGATGCGTTTCTTCGACTCGCAGTAGCCATTAATGCTGATGCGTACCACGCCAAAGTTGGGCGGCAGACAACAATCTGCGTTAGAAAAGATCGAAAGAAAACCCGGATCGTTGAACTTTTAACAGCAGCTGGAGTACCTTACATTCGTAGGTGCTACCCGACACGTCCGACCGAGGAGATTTTTGTATTCGAGTCTGAGTACAAAGAGAAGACTTTTGAAGGAGCCTTTTGGTGGGGGCTGTCTCAGCGGCAGCTACAGATTGTCGTCGACGAGATGACTCACTGGGATGGCTTGTTTGAAGGGCCAGATACCAGGTATCACTCTGCCAATAGGTGTGATGCTGATTTTATACAGTACGCTGTCCATGCCGTAGGGGGGCGGGCAACGATCAGTGTACAAACATACTCGCAGCAGAATTGGCGATCGACGTATGTCGTGCATATAGCTCCGCCAGGGTCTCAGCGGGCTGTTTCAATGTTTCGATGCGATAACACAGTAACCGAGCGAGTTCCTACAACGGACGGAAAGAAGTATTGTTTTACTGTCTCGTCGGGGTTTTTCCTCGCGAGGCATAACACTTCGATTTTTGTAACTGGGAACTCTGGCAAGAGCGCGGCCTGCTGCGTCGAGATCCTGCGTCGTTGTCTGGAGGTGCCAATCTGGAACAAAGGCAAGAGGTCTTCGCGGTGGGCGATCATCCGAAATACTAATAAGCAGCTGCGCGACACCACCCTCAAAACGTGGATGCACTGGATGAAGGACTTTGGTACCTGGCACGATACCAAGATGCTGTTCCGGCTGAACTTCGGAGAAGTAGATGCGGAGATAATGTTCCTTCCGCTTGATACCGAGGATGATATAGGAAGAGTTCTCAGCTTGGAGTTATCGGGAGCATTTATCAATGAATTCAGGGAGGTGCCTGTTGCGCTCTACTCTTCGATCAAGGGCAGGCTCAGACGATACCCGAATCCGGTTGAGGTCCCTGGAACGTGGTACGGCCTGATAATGGACTCCAACCCACCGGAGATCGACAGTGCTGCTTATAAAATGATGGAGCATCTTCCCCAGGAAGAAGGGAACCCGAACAGCGTCATCAAGGTCGATGCCTTCAAGCAGCCTTCGGGTATCTCCCCAGAGGCGGAGAATAGGGACCATCTTCATCCGGATTATTACACCGATCTGGCTGAGGGCGAGACCAAGACCTTTGTCGACACATACATCCATGGCATGTATTCTCCATCGCTTTCAGGCAAGGCGGTCTACGCTACTACATTCAAGGCGGAACGCCATGTATCGCAGGTTCCCCTGCAGATAGATCCTTTCCTACCGGTGATCATCTCTTTCGACTGCGGGTTAACGCCGGCGGCGACCTTTAAGCAGATGGATCTCGACGGGCGAGTGCGGGTCCTGCGGGAGGCGGTAGCTTTTGACATGGGGATGAAGCGGTTCAGCAAGAACAAGCTGCGTCCGCTCATCAAGAACTTCTTCCCAACCAACCCGTTGATCTTCATCGGCGATCCAGCCGGCAAGCGGCGGGCCGACTCTGATGAGTCCTCGGCGTTCAAGGTGCTGCAGGCAGACTTCGACGAGGAAGGAGCCATCGTCAAGGCGGCGTCGACCAACGATCCGACTACCAGGATCCAGGCGACCGAGCAGATGCTGAGCAACTACCCGGATGGCGACCCGCTGATGATGATCGATCCGTCCTGTAAGTGGTATATCGAGGCCCTGCGAAGCAAATATCGATACCAGAAACAGAAGATGACCGGTAAGTATTCCGACAGTCCTGAGAAGAACGAATGGTCACATATCGCCGAAGCAGGGCAATATGGTGACTTATATTTATTGTCAGGCAAGTATGACCCGGCTGAGCATATTAGGGTTACTGACTTCAACCCCCTCAACCAACCCACGCCGTACCGACCTGCTCAGCGAGAAGGCTATTAAATTAAATACTTACAAGAGGTAGTAATGGAAATCAATTACGAAGAACTGGCAAAGACAGGGACGTTGCTCAAAGGTCAGCTCGGGCAGTTCATCAATGACCGGGCGTTGTGCGAAATCCAGTGGTTGAAGAACCTCCGGCAACACGCCGGCCAGTACGATCCGGACATCCTCGCCGGCATCCCGGACGAGCGGTCGCATGTCTACCCCCGGGACACCAAGGTCAAGATCAAGGGCGGGGTGGCCAAGCTGATGGAGATGATGTTCCCCAGCCAGGATCGCAACTGGGCACTCGGGGTCTCCCCCAGCCCATCGATCCCGCAGGAAGCTCTGCAGAATATCCTCTCCACCCTGCAGCAATCCGGGCAGCCGATGAGCAGCGATGCGATCGAGCGGGAGGTCAGGGCCTTTGCCGAGGCGAGGAAGGGCAAGATGGAGATCGAGATCGCCGATCAACTCTCCGATGCCGAGATCGATTACCCGCAGCTCTGCAAGCGGGTGGTGCGCAGCGGTTACATCTACGGCTTCGGCATCGCCCGCAGCCCGATGGTCCGCACCCAGCAGGAGCGAGTCTGGGAAGCCGATCCGGTGACCAGTGCTTACGTAGCCAAAACTAAGACAGTCAAGCGGCCATATCCTGAGAGTCTGCGGATCTGGGACTTCTACCCTGACCTGATGGCCAAGGCCTGGATCGACCAGGACATGGTTTTTGAGCGGGTGGTGATGACCCGGCATGATTTTCGCAACCTCGCCAAACGCGATGACTTCATGGCGGACATGATCAAGCAGTATCTGACGGACCACCCACAAGGCAACTACACCGCCAAGACATATGAGACTGAGTTGCAGCAACTGGCTAAGACGGCCAACCTCTCCGACCGTACCGCCCGCAGGTATGAGGTCTACCGCGGCCTCGGCTTCATCTCAGCGCATAGTCTGGCCGCAGCCGGGGTTGAGATCAAAGAAGACGAGATGGACGAGGATGTCTTCGCCGACCTATGGTTCATCGACGACGTAATTATCAAAGCCCAGAAAGCAGCCTTCGGGGAACGGCCGTCCGACCAATACCATGCCTTCATCTACGCCGAGGACGAGGACTCCGGGCTGACCGGCGTCGGCCTGCCGGAAGAGGTCAGGGACTCACAGATGTCGCTCTGCGTTTCGCACCGGATATTGAAAGACAATATGTCGGCCTGCGCCGGCCCGATCCTCGAGGTCAACAAATCCCTGCTCGCTCCCGGGCGCAAGAACATCGGTCCAATCCATGCTTTTATGACCATCGAGCGGGAAGGCGACGGCATCGATGCCCAGTATCCGGCGGTGCGGGCGATCGTCACCCAGTCGCATGTCGCCGACATCCTCAACGTCATCCAGATGGAAAGGCAGCAGCTCGACATCGAGAGCAACCTGCCGGCCTACACCATGGGGGCGATGCAGCAGCAGCCGCTCGGCGAGGCGTTCAGGACCAGTAACAACATGAGCATGATGATGGGCTCGGCCAACATGGTTACCAAGGACACCGTCAGGGCCTTCGACAAGTTCACTACCAGCCTGATCGGCTCGTTGCTGAAATGGAACATGGAGTTCAATCCGAACGAGGAACTGAAGGGTGACTACCACGTCGTCGCCAAGGGTAACCTGTCGCTCGTCGCCAAGGAAGTGCGCGGCGCCGCCCTTGACCAGTTCGTCACTACCCTGACCGACGAGGAGCGGGCTATCCTCGACACCTACGGCTTGTTGATCGACCGGCTCAAGGCCCGCGATCTTCCTGTTGACCGGCTACTGCCGGAGGATGAGGCTCGGCAGGTCCTGGCCGGCATGAGAGAATCCGCCTCGCAGGCCTCTCAGATCGAACAGGGACTGACCCAGGCCAAGACCGCCAAGGAGTCGGCAGCCGCTGAGAAGACCAGCATGGACGCACAGGTGGTGGCGATGTCCACCGAGGCGACGATCCAGGAGATCCTCTCCCGGGTCGAGAGTAACCTGGCTAATGCCAAGTCGGCCGAGGACAGGAACCAGTTGGAAAATCTGAAGACACTGTTATCGACGGCAGTGCAAACGAAGGGGGGAGAAAGAGTACAATGAAGAAATCACAAGAGGGGGTAAGTATGCCGAAGATATCAGTGAAGATCGAATTGAGAATAGGCGACGCTGTCCATCTTCTAACAATGGACGAGTTGAGGGAACTGCGGAAGATGCTTGATGCTTTGGGAGTCGTTCCTACTTTAGCACCAGTTTCTCCGTACCCATCAATATTTAGGGACGGGCCGCTGACCGACCCATACAAAGTGACGTGCTGACCATGAGTAAAGAACGCATAAAAGAAATCCAAGATATCTTGGTATCTTACAAGGACATGGAGTCAATAATCCTGCTCCGTGAGATGATCTCGCTGCGTCGAGAGCAGCATCGCAACCGGCTCGAAGGTGAAGAATCGCCCGAAGTGCGCGGCAGAGCGAAAGAATGTAAGGATTTGCTACAACTTTTTGATTGACAAATCGTGTAAATTATTGTTACGCTTCCTACAAACCTGGAGAAATTTATGCCTGACACTGAAACCATTGAAGATAACCTTGAACCAGACGCCTTCGATCTGGCGTTCGAGGCCGCGGCTGGCCAGGATTTGTCGGACCTGCCACCTGAACCTGAAAACCACCCGGCACTTGAGTCAGATCCAGAGACTCCACCCGAACCTCAGCCCGAACCTCAGCCCGAGCCCCCGCCGGAAACTCCTCCAGAGCCAGCACCTGCTCCCGAGCCACCGCCGGCACCGGTCCCTACTCCCGACCCTGAGCCGCAAGCCGCAGCCCCTCCGGCACCCGAGCCCCCGGCCCCGACGACCGTCGACGACGCCTTCACCGAAGAGGAGCAGGCTGCCTTCGACGAGGTCGCTGCCAACTTCACCGAGGTCTCGGCGGCCATCAAAGCCACCCAGCGAGTCATGCTCGCTAAGATGGAGAACATGGTCGAGAAGCGGGTTGCCGACATCCTTGCACGGTTGGCCCCGGTTGCAGCGGTCGCTCAGACCGTAGCCCACAATACCTTCATGGACACGGTGCTGAAGTCCCATGCGGACGCAGTCGAGCTGCTTCCGAAGGTGGAGGAATGGATCAAGGCCCAGCCCGAGTTTCTACAGGATGCTTACGACAAGGTGCTGAACAGCGGTACCGCGGAGCAGACCATCAAGTTGTACAATGTGTTCAAAAAGGAGACCGGCAGCGCACAACCTCCGCCTCCTCCCGAACCACCGAAAGATCCTGAAAAGGAGAAGAGGCTTAACGCTCAGGAAGGTGTGCGCGGGCGCCACACCGGCGGGCGAGCCGCAGTTGACCCCAACGATTTCGACGGGGCCTTTGAGAAGTTCGCCGCGACGGCGTAACCAAACCCAGCCAGAGGAGGAACATCATGGCACAAACGACTTACGGGGATATCTCTCCGGCAGTAGCAGCAAGCGCGGCGGTAGAGATGTTGAAGAGAGGGCAGCCGCATCTGGTCATCCAGCAGTTCGGCCAGTCCAAGCCGCTTGGCAAGAACCAGACCAACACCCAGAAGTTCCGCCGCTACGAGCGTCTGGCCGCAGCCACCACTCCAGTAGTTGAGGGTGTAACTCCGTCTGGCAGCACTCCGACCAAGACCGACTACACGGCGACGCTGAGTCAGTATCTGGATTATCTCGAGTTGACCGACGTGATTGCTGATCTGCATACCGATCCGGTCTTGCAGGAATACTCGGCGATGATCGGTGAACAGGCCGCTCTGACGGTTGAAATGGTCGCTTTCGGCATCATCAAGGCCGGCACCACCTTGTACCGGGCCAATGGTTCGGCCAGGACCGACATCAACACCCCCCTCACCCTCAACCTGCAGCGCAAAGTCATTCGTGGGTTCAAGCGCCAATTCGCTAGACCGTTCACATCGAAGATTTCCAGCTCGGCAAACTTCAATACTGAGAATGTCCTTCCGTCTTACATCGGTCTGATCCACCCTGACCTCGAGACAACCGTTCGGGGGTTGCAGGGGTTCAAGGACGTTGTCGATTACGGCGGAACATCAAAGTACGAGAGCGAACTCGGAGCGGTTGAGAATGTTCGATACATCTCTTCGACGGTCTTTGAGGCATGGGCCGACGGCGGTGGAGCAAAAGCCGGCTCCGGCACCACGATGATCTCCACTACCGGTACCAGTGCCGATGTCTATCCGGTCATCTATCTTGCTCCGGACGCTTTTGGGGTAGTACCGCTCAAGGGCTCCAACGCTATTACTCCGATGGTCCTTAATCCGAACGTCCCTCGCGGCGGCGACCCCGGAGGGCAGAGGGGTTCAGTAGCGTGGAAAACCTACTTCACGGCTGTTATACTTCAACAGGCCTGGATTGGAAGGGCGGAAGTAGCGGTTCCTGAACTGTAATTTTTGACCTTCAATGCGGGGGGCAACCCCCGCTCTCTTTAAGGAGAATAGATCATGGATAAACAATACGCACAGTCCGGCAAGATTACCGTTGCCAACCCGGCCGCGGCGGTCACCGTCGAGCTTGGATTCGTCCCGACGTACATCAGGGCGGTGAATGTCAACAACCTCGCCTTCTATGAGTTTTTTGAAGGCATGGCTGCCGGCACCTCGCTCGACACCGGTAACCACGCCGATACTCAGATCTCAGTCAACGCGGCCGGCTCGATCACATTGACGGCGAACGGCTTCACACTGGGCCTCGACATCTGCGACACCGCTGCCGACGTAGTTTATTGGGTGGCATTCCGCTAAAATCCTATTCCGGCGACATGTTCGCCGATGGAGGATACCATGAGTAACAGAAGGGTAAATGATCTTACCGCACGCCGGGTAACTACTGAGATACTTCAAGACATCAACGGGGTCGTTCTGGCTGCATCCTTGGCGGAGGTCAACGCAGCTGCCGACCTGTCGGCCCAGGTGATGACTCCCGGCGCTGGTTTTGCCGGTACCGGTACGGTCTACAAGGCATCGGTTGTCAAGCACGGCGACGTGGTAAAGACCACGCTCGTCATCGACTTGACCGGAGCTGCATCATCCACAACCGACCTCGACATCATCGGGACCAGCGGGGTATCGCACATTGGCCAAGTCACCGCCGCACTGAATGGCACGTGCATGGGCGGGAAGATGACCTGCCTGGAAGTGCCGACTGGCGGTATTGTTGATATCGACCTCTACGCTGCTACTGAGGGGACCGGCGCATTTGACGGCGCCGTCGGGGACCTTGTCGAAACAGCGATAGTCACGGCCGGCGGCAACTGGACCCTTGGGCTCACGAAACCGTTCCTGGTTGACGTGGCCGCGAACAAGTACCTGTATCTGACTGGCGGTGCTGCAGGCACGGCTGCTGCCTACACTGCAGGTCGGTTCCTGATCGAACTCTGGGGCGTGTAAGCCTCAACCACAGGGGTGGGTGAAACGCCCACCCTTCTATTGAGTCCTGCAACTGAAGCACCATTAATCTTAACGGGGGGAATGTAATGCCAACGAGTGAAGAATTGGATCTGGGTCTGGGAGATATCGACATCCAGCCGATCCCAGAGCAGAAAAGCAAGAAGAAAGCCGACGCACCGGCCAAGGCCGGTGCCATCGACCCGGAAGACGACCGGGACAACTGGCCGGTTATCCACATTGAAATGGAGGACGGCAAGCCGAATTTTGAGTATGTAGCTGCGCATGGGACCAAAAAGGATGGTACCCCTTTCGGCCATGAGTTGCAGGTTATGCGAGGAGTCGATGCAAAGGTTCCTCCGTCTATTATCTACTGCTTGCGGGATGCAGTATCAGCGCATTATGTGCAGCGACGTGACCCAATGACTGGGCAAATGACGATGGAGAAACAGATGCGCTCAGCCATCCCCTGGCGGATGGTCAAGGGAGGGAAATACTTCTAATGACCCGGGCGGAGATGTTGGCGGAACTGCGGCAGGTGCTGAATGATTCCACGACCAATGGGAAGTTCGCAGAGGCACGGCTTCTGCGTTTCCTGGCGGAAGGGCAGGATAAGTTCTGCGAGGAGACCGGCTATTTTACCGATCTCACCAACTTCAAGCTGACCCTGCAGACCGGGGTTGCTGTCTACGCCATCCCCGCCCGCGTTATCCAGATCCTCGACATCTGGGACGGCACCAGGAAGTTGGCCAAGGTCGACACCGGCAACATCTACACTACTCAGGATGCACTGTATGGATATACCGAGGCGACAGGAGTGCCGACCCACTGGCAGACTGACCTCGCCACCGGCTCCGTGCAACTGTTTCCGACGCCAACCGCTGCTGAGAACGGTGACATCCTGGTCCTGCAGGTTTGGCGGTACAGCCAGTATGACCTTGCCGGCGACGGAGCAGTACCTGAAGGTGGAGGGGCTGCACCTGATGCCGAGCCCGAGATCCCCAGCCGCTTCCATTCCGCCTGTGTCGAGTGGGCAGCCTACAAGGCTTTCAACGACCATGACATGGAGACCCAGGACCCAGTCAAGGCAGCCGATCATCTTGCTTCATACCGGCTCTATGTCGGCGATGGGCGAGCAGCGCTGCAGCGCATCCAGAACCAGGAGACGCGGATAGGCACTTGTCCCGCGTACCGCACCTGATGGCTCAGGCGAAATTCATACCCATCGCCAAGGCCACCACCGGGCTGAATAATTACCTCGACCCTGTACGTCTGACCTACGATCTGAAGACTGGAGAGACCGAGCTGTCGCAGGCGGTCAATGTCAATATTGACTCTTCCGGCCGGCCGTCCCGGCGCCTTGGCAGGGTGCAGAAATCAGCCCTGTCAGCGCGGTGCGGGTTCTCTTTCGGCGAGGTCTGCCTGTTCGTCAGTGGCTCCACCCTCTACCGGATGTTTCCCAATTACTCAGTCACTGCCCTGCGCACGGACCTGACGGTCGGGGCCAGGATGCGCTACCTGCCAGTAGCTGACCGGATCTATTATAGTAACGGGGCTCAGAAGGGCTACATCGTCGGCGGAGTGACCAGAACCTGGGCGAAAGGAACATACAGCGGCGACCCGCTGCGAGTCTACTCTGACCCCCCCAATGGCCACCTGCTTGGCTGGTTCGCCGGCCGGTTGCTGATTGCCAAAGAGAATGTGATCTTCGCCTCCGAGCCGTCGTTCTACGGAGTGTATGATCTGCACCGAGGCTTCCGGCCGACACCCGACCGAGTCACCATGCTCTGGGGCACGCCGCAGGGGCTGTGGATCGGGACCTCCTCACGTGTCGAGTTTCATCGTGGGTCTGCCTGGGGCCAGGTCCACCGCGAACCGAAGGCCGGATATGGAGTGCTGGAGGGGTCGATGGCCCCCTGCCCTGGTGAGAAGCTCGGGCTCGAAGGAGAGCATATCCTGATCACTACGCCGGCAGGTATCTGCGCCCTCACTGAAAGCGGAGGGCTTATAAATTTTACGCATCGCAAGCTGGTGTTCCCGTCCGGGAAATTTGCGAGCGCAGTCGTAGCGGGCGACCGTTATATCGTTATGATAGAGGCATAAAAGGAGATCAATTATGGCTGGAAGATTTAGCACCGGGCTCCGCAACGGGATGTGCTCGAAGAATAGTTACCCGGTGAACATGATCACTGGGACCACTTTCGCTTTTGCTGACGGCACAGGCACAGGCGGGGCTGACCGTATCACCGACTCCGGCAACGGGTTTGTCACAGCGGGCTTCACCGTTGGCCAGTACATCTCAGTCGCTGGCTCGACCTCGAACAACGTCGCTGGAGTAAAAGTCCTGGCAGTCGCCGCCGGCTATCTCGAGATCCCGGCTGCCTCCCTCACCACTGAGGTTGCCGGCGACCAAGTTATCATCGCAGCCGGCGCCAACGGCGGCTCGCTTGACGAGCAGCTGCGCAATGGTGTGATTGAGGTCTACACCGGCACCCAGCCGGCTACCGCGGATCTTGCCGAGATCGGCACTAAGTTGCTGCGGATTACCGTCGCTTCTGGGGCGTTCACTCCAGGCGCCGCTGTCAACGGCCTCAATCTCGGCGACGCCGCGGCCGGAATTACCTCAAAAGAGGCTGGCGAAGTTTGGAGCGGCGTTGGGCTTGCCGCCGGCACCGCCGGCTGGTTCAGATATTACTCGAACGCCTACGTCACTGGCGCATCGGAGTCCGCTGTCCGCTTTGACGGAATTTGCGGGGTTGGCACTGGCGAGCTGCGGATGTCCAGCCTGACCGTTGCAGTTGGGGCAACTACGACCATCGATACTGGCGCAATCACGCAGCCTGCTCAGGCAGCGTAAGGAGATAGACTATGGCAGCTTCTCAATTTGCAGTATTCCACACGTTCAAAGCGAGGTTGGGGCAGAAACTGATCGACCTTGACACGGACGATATCAGATGCGCTCTGGTTGCATCAACATGGACTCCCAATCTTGCAACAAATGCAAACTGGGCTGATATCAGTGCAAACGAAATAGTCAAGGATGGGTACACCGCCGGAGGACTTGCTGTAACCAATGAATCATTTGTCAACATAGCGGGTACGGTCACATGGGATTGCGACGACCCGACCTGGACAGCAGGGGCATCCGGTATTGCCGCCAGGTATTGTGTGTTCTACGATAACACCGATGCAAACAAAACTCTGATTTGCTACAGCCTTCTTGACACGACCCCGGCAGACCACAGCGTTACTAACGGTCAGGTATTTTTGATTACGTTGCCCGCTACTGGAATTTTCCAATTAGCGTAACTGGGGATTAAATGGGGCATAGGTACTGGCGAATATATATAACCGCAGTGGCAGGGGCATATAATGCGCTCTCCGAGGTAGAACTTCGTGAGAGCGTAGGCGGAACCGACCAGACAGGTTCGGGAACGGCGTATGCCAGTAGCGAGTCTTTCGGATATGCCGCAGAAGCGGTAGACAACAATACCTCTACCTTATGGCAGACATCATCCTCTGTGCCGGCGTGGTGGAAGTACGACTTTGGCGCGGGGATAGAAAAATCATTGGTCGAGGTGCTATTAACCCCACGACAGGATTACTATGCTGCGTCCCCGTCTGCGTTCAACATCGAGTGGAGTGATGACAATTCAGCATGGGAGTCAGCCGCATCGTTCACCCATACCTGGGAAAACAACTCAGCGCAGGCGTTCTCGTGGACCCCTGTTCTTTCACCAGCCACTGCCGATCTGGAGGTAACCGAAGGCATCCCCACTACCGCCGCCGCCCCATTAACAAAAGGTGTCTCCATTACAGGAGGAACACCTGTTGCAAGGGCAGGTATTTCTGTAAATCCAACATCTGGTGAAATTTCCTTCACTGGAGGGACACCCACTCTCACCATTACCGTCCTGCCCAGTTCCGGGCAGATGCGGATTACCGGGCAAGCGCCTATAGCTCAAGTGTACCAGACCGGAAACCTTGCAGTCACTTTGCCGACGCTTGCACCTCTGTTCCAAGCTCTTGGCAACTACGCAGCGTTGAACGTCAGCCTGCCGACTTTGATCTTCTCGGGGGCGACCAGTTCGCCGGCATGGTTGGATGTGGACCTACCGACACTGGTCCCGGCCTTCGTCGCCGGCACCGCATTGACTGTCGACCTGCCCTTTCCGGAGATACAGTTCTCAGCAGTCATGGGGGCGACCTGCGCTCTCGATGTTGACCTGCCGACCTTGATGTTCTCCGCCGGGGCCGGGGCGGCGTTCGCACTTGACCTGCCTGAACTCACCCCGCTGTTCTCTTCGACAACCGGTTCAGTAGCGTCTCTCAATGTCACCCTCCCGCCGTTCGCTGCGCTGTTCACAGCGGATGTAGAGAATTTGGCACAACTGGTCGTGCATCTCCCCGACCTGCTGCCCGCATTTTCGTCTCACCAGCAGACCCTGGGGCAACTGATCGTGGATCTCCCCCCGCTTTCCGTTCTCTTCTCCGGGTCTGCCGGTGAGGCGGCTTCCCTGCATGTAACCCTGCCGGAACTGCAGATCCTGCTGACTTCTTATGAGGAGATCACCGGCCAGATGGTCGTTGTCCTGCCGGCCCTGAAGGCTCTTTTCTCCGCCATGCAGTCGGGTAGGTTCGACACCGCTACGCCCACCCAGCTTGACGGCACAGTGCTCAGATACAGGAGGCCGGTATGAGCGACGCATTGACCCTAGTCCTTGAGTTGGCCGGCAAGTTTCCCAGTCAGTACATCAACATACCGTTTGACTCGGCGGTGTTCTTCAATGGAGAGTTGATCTGGTTCGGGGCGGCCGGCATCTACGAAGAAACCGGCAGCCTTGACGGAGCCACAGCGATATCCGCCTGGGTCGACACGCCGCTGCACGACTTCGGCCGCGGAGGTCAGACCAGTATCGAGGCGTTCCGGATTGCCTTTGAGACTGCTGACGATCTCTTGCTTACCCTCTACGGCGATGAGAACGAGACGACGGCGCGGACATTCACCATCGTCCCAGTCAAGACCGGTCAGGTCCAGCAGGAGGTTACCCAGACCTTGGAGAAATACCTCTACGGCAAGGCCAGATACTGGAAGGTCCGGGTTGCTAATGTTGATGGTGGAGATTTCTCGTTTGATGAACTTGCCCTCGCCCCGGTATTCCTGAAACGTCGGAGCCAGTGATGGCTCGCACGACGGCAATCGAGCTGAAGGGGGATCGGTACAAAGCCGAGCAACTCTCCCTCGCCCATACTCAACGGCTGCTCCGCACCTTTCGGGAAAACTCTGCATTCCAATCCCTACAGCAGAATAAGCACGAAGAGAATTTCTTCGACGAGACCGGAGCGTATATCGGCAAGATCTCCATACAAAACGTCTTCGGAGTGGAGACGGTCATTGTTGACGTGCGACCTGAGAAACCTACGCCCCAGAAAGAAGAGTGGAAACTCAGGCAACGACAGGTCGACACCCTTATCCCCTGCTTCATTTGTACCGGCGAAGCGAACTACAGCCGGGAAATCGTTGGGATCATTGCCAGTCTGGGCGGGTCATTTACCGGGCCATATTACTGGTTCAGTAAATTGGAAGATGACGACGCTTTGGTCATGGAAGCTTTCTACCACGAAGGGTTCATGTATTATGACGCGGCGGTTGCTTTCGAGCACATGCGGATACTGTCCATCTCCAATGACAAGACCCTGTATTTTTTCCGCCCCTCCGGGCTTGCCCCAGCCGACAGCCGCGCCGAGGATGGGCCGGACTATGGCAGTATTGTGCAGACCGAGTCCTGCGGAGCAGTGGCGTGGTACGATGGGGCTGACTCCGAGTGGGTGTGGACAGCTGCCATGGCGCACAATCCGATCGGCGGAGGGGGAGTCGTAGGGTTCGACCAACTGTTTGACGGAGGGTACATCGGTGATAAGTATAGGCTGACGGTCTCGTATGCAGGCAGCTACTTCGTTGGACACGCAGAAGATTCCTGCACAGCACTTGAGGAAGGCCAGCCTCCCCCACAGAGTTGCTATGATGCGATTGATGCGTTCAAGGTAGCCTTCGAATTTCCTGCGAGTTGCACACATACATCCAGTAACACGAACAGCTTTGATCGATATGAGACGACGATCACTGTGACGGAGACGTTTCTTGACGATTTTCCCAACGGCAACATCCGGCTGAATGGCACCATCGCAGCATCTGTCTATCTACTTGAGCGGTGGCAGCAGGACAAGACGGTGTACACCTGGAACCACCAGCCGTTGCCGTCGCCATATAACAATGAATGGGGGACGCTCCAGTGCCCGGGCTGCTACAGCGAGGATCTGACTTGGCAGGTCGAGCTCTTTATCGTTGCAGACAATGGGGCGCGGCAGAGTATTACCGCTGCGTTTGCCTGGGAGCCGATGCGTAAATACCGAGGGCTGGATGGCGAGGGGATAGTCTATCACAAAAGCGAGGCGCCTGGCGAGAGTATCTCCCTTGCCGTAGCCAAGTCAGGGGTGGCGGACATCAACGGAGACGGCGATCTTACCGACATGGCATTTGTCTACATCGGTCCAGCAGCGGATGAGTTCCAAGGGTCGGTGTCCTTCCCGCTGCTTAATCAGGGCTACGATGACTATGTCGAGATTCCCGAGGTGATCGGTATGCCGGAGGATGTAACGTACCGGGTGCGGGGCCAGATTTTTTTGGGGATCATTCGAACCATCGTTGAAGAGAAAGTGCAGGTCTATTCATAAAGGAGCAACATTATGGGCAGTTTTGGATTCCCAGACGCATCAGTAGCCGAGGACCTTGTCACTGCCAGGTTCGGGTTGAGCACCGACCTTGTCAACCAGTACGATTCAGCTTCAACCAGCGCCCTGGGGGCACTCGGCAATGCTTCGTTCTCTGCGCCTTCCGGCAGTGTCGATATCAGTGACCTGCCGCCTGAGCCGCCGATCGGCGAGCCCCCCAGCCCTGACGCGGTTGCGGCCTACGTCAGCAAGATGACGGCGGTGACGTTCTCCGATATCGCTGCCCTGCGCAACTTGCTCGGGCTCACCGAGGCGACGATCGCAGAGATCACTCTGCCGGTGCTCACGGCTGTCGAACCGACGGTGAACATCCCGGCCATGCCAAGCACTGCCATCCCGACAGTGCCCTCCGATGCGCCGGCGGTCGCCGACCCGGCCATCCCGCCTGCCCCGAGCCTTGACCTGCCGCCGGTGCCGGTGCTTGAGACGATCGCCCTGCCAGCCGCGCCAGTGCTTGAGGGCCTGAGCTTTGACGGCGTGATGCCGACCGCCGACCTGACCCCGCCCGAGCCGATGTTCGTCTACAGTGAAGCGACCTACCAGTCCGACCTTGCCGACGCCCTGCGCACCAAGCTCTACAACGACATCACGCTCGGCAACGCGGTCTATACCGACGAGGTGTGGACGGCGATCTGGGAGCGGGCACTGACCCAGCTTGACATTGAGATCAACAAAGGTACCGCCAAGATCCTCAACGCCTGGGAGCAGTGGAACATGGAGATGCCCGACGGGGTGCTCTCCGCCGCCCTGCAGGAGGCTCTGTACGACGACCGGCGAACCCGGCTCGACCTCGCCCGGGATACCATGTACAAGCAGGCCGATGTCACCCAGCAGGCGACTCAGTTCGCCATCACCAGCGGCCTGACCTTCGAGAAGCAGATCATGGACTTCACCAACCAGGTGAACCAGCGAGCCTTCGAGATTGCCAAGACCCAGGTGCAGATGGTCATCGACATCTTCCAGTTGCGGGTTTCGGCCTACACTGCTCGGCTTGAGGGCTACAAGACCCTGGCCCAGGTCTTCGAGAGCCGGATCCGCGCCGAGCTCGCCCGGGTGGAGATTTACCGCGCCCAGATGGAAGGGGCGAAGATCCTCGGCGACCTGCAGGTGCAGCAGGTGGAGATTTACTCGAAGCGGGTCCAGGCTCTGCAGGTGGTGATTGACCTCTACCGCGCTCAGATGGAAGGGGCGAAGCTGCAGGTGGAAATCGACAAGGCACGGATCGAGGCGTTCCGGGCTCGCATCGACGCCGCCGTTGCCCAGATCAACGGAGTCACCGCCGGGTTTAACCTCTACCAGGCTCAGATCGCAGGCGAAACAGCCAAGGTGGACCTGTTCGCCAAGCAGGTCGAGGCCTTCTCCGCGCAGATGCAGGGGGCCAAGGTCGCCTCCGAGATCAACATTGCCGAGATCCAGGCCGTGACCGAGGGCAACAAGGACCGGATCGCCGTGCTCACCGCGGCCATCGAGAAGTATAAGGCCGATACAGACTACCAGCTTGGGCTCGAGGAGGCCGGCACCAAGGTCTACGCCGCGGACATCGGCGCCTATGAGGCAGAGGTCGGGCGAGAGAGCGAGTACATTAAGGCACTGGTAAATCGCTACTCGGCAACTATCTCCGGGGTCATGGCTCAGGCCGAGATCGCGGTCAAGGAACTTGAAGCCAACCTGCGGGCGATGACGGCGATGAAGGAAGTGCAGGTCGAAGCCTTGAAAGCCGCCGCCCTGATTCAGGCCCAGAAGGTCGCTTCTGCCCTGTCGAGTGTCTCCGCCTCGGCCCAGCTCGGGTTCAACGAAAGCCTCTCGAACTCCTACAGTGAAAGCGACAGCGACAGCAGGGTCAATTCCACCAGCGACGAGACCGGTACAAAAACGCTGCATAATTACAATTATAATATGTAACACGGTAGACATTTCTCTGCTGATGCGGTAGGTTAAGAAAGTATAAGGAGGTTACATCATGGCGATACGGACTGAGGAAGAAAAGGAACTGGCAAAGGTCCCCAGAGGGATAAGCTGGGCACGAGATATTCCGGCATGGGCGGCGCCTTTAAGTATGAGGACTCCCAGTCTGATGCCCTCCCACGGACTGGCGCAGACCTCGGCTGCAGTGCCTCCTCCGGCAGAGCCGACTGGCATCAAGAGACAGATAACCGCTCAGGCCAGCACCACTCCCGCAGCAGCCGTCGCCGCTCAGCCCGGAGCACCGGCCGGGATGCGGTTCCGCTCGGCGCAGGACTCTTCTGATTATCAGAAATACATCGGCACCGGGATGTCGAGCGACCCGAGCCCGAGCGTCCACCGCGCCATGCTGCAGGACCCGGCCACCGGCAAGTATTCCTTCCAGGAAATTCAGAACGGCACCGACGCCCCGCCCGCCCTGCAGACGCCTTTTGTCAGTGCCAAGGCCTTCCGGCAGATCACTGGCTACGACCGGAACCGAAATCCGATCTACAGCGATGGCTCGGCGGAGATGAACGCGGCCAACGCCGGCATCGCCGACTACAACAAGTCCCTGATGGAAGGCTACACCCAGCGCAACGCGCAGTGGGCGGATATCGCTGGCGGCGTGCCAAAAGACATCGCTGACGCTGCTAAGACTCGCGCCGAGACTGCCGAGATCCCGCTCGAAGGGACATCTGCTCGGGGGTTGAGGGCTGCGACAATGGCTGCACAGGAGGCTACCCGCCGCAAACCGATCGTCCTCAACCAAGAGATTCCCGTCGGTCCGCCGAACCAGCTTGGCGAACAGCAGACCATTAAGAAGCAGGTTTTGGTCGACCCTGACACCATGGAGATCCTGGAACCCAAGAGCGGGGGCACAACAGCCAAGTTGCTTTACACTCAGCTGGCAGCAGACAAGAAGTCCGTAGTCGACAAGCATTTCGCCGGCCGCGCCGATGTTACGCCCACGGAAGTCGCAGAGTTTATCAAGAACTTAAAATAACCCGGAGGGCTTAATGCCTACCCTTGACGATATTCTCGCCGCCGACGGGCCACAGCAGGGCACCTTAGACGACATCCTCGGGAACTCTCCTGCCAATATCCCTGCGCCGGTAGGCATCCGCACTGCAGCGAATCGCTCCGCCGTCGGTGAAGTCTACACTGGCCTGAAGCGTGGTGTGGTCGGAGAGTTGCCAAAGATGGTCGGGCAGGCTGCCAAGTGGGCAACCGAGCCGGAGTCCAGAGTGTATAAGTTCGGCCAGGGCATCGTCAACGCAGCCGAGGCGCGACTCGCCAAACCCGAGATCCAGCTGAATCCTGAAGGTCACAACGCCGTTACCAACGCCCTTGCGGAAGGCGCCGAGATGCTCGCTCCCTCCGTCGCTATCCCGCTCGTTGTCGGTGCCGGCCTGGCTGCCGCCCCCACTGCTGCCGTTCCTGCCGCTGTTGGCCTGGGAATATCTGCGCTTGCCGGTGCAGTGCCTATGGGCATGGCCCAGGCTCAGGACACCATGGAGCGAGTCAAGGAAGCCGGTGGAGACACCGAGGCTGCCCGCATCGCTGGCTGGAAGTCGGGAGCGATCGAGGCCGGCGGCGAGACCATCGGTACGTATCTCGGCGGCAAGCTGCTCGGCATCGGGGGCAAGGCCCTGAGCAAAGTAGCAAAGGAAGGTATTGACAAGGTCATTGCAAACGCGACGGACTCCGCGCTGTGGAAGCCCTTTGCCAAGCAGCTGTTCAAGACCGCAGTCGGCGAGGTTGCGACCGAGATGGGTCAGGGTTACGGGCAGGCTGTAGTTGAGAAGAATGCTGGGGTCGACGTTGATCCATGGCAGCAGACCAAGGACGTTATTGCTCCGACGCTCGGCATGACTGCACTGCTGGCGCCGTTCGGACTCGCCGGCCATTATCGTAACTCTCGCAGAGCGGAAGCGGTAGATCAGATCCTGGCCGACCCGAAGGCGGCGCCGGCAGAAGCGCGGCTGGCTGTGGTCCATATGCTGCACACCGAGGCCGTGGATAATAACGTGCCCGGGGCAGAGGAGTGGTTCTCCGGAGCGGTTGAGGATATCGCCAACGAGATGCCTATCCGCCGTGCTGCTGAGGCTGCTGTGGACCCGGTCAAGGATTCTGCCCAGAAGACACTGCTGAAGAACCTAGGGGTCGAGGGCGTCGTGCATAACGGCAAGGTCACTACCGAGGGCGGCGAGGCGGACGTCGACACCCTTGCCCAGACCCTGGCGCAGGGCGGCAGCGTAGTCGATGCAGTGAAGAAGTCTCCTGCTCGCCTCGCCGAGCTTGAGGCCAAGGCACTGGGCGGGGAGCAGTTCACGCCAGACGAGCGTAAGGAATACCAGAAGCTGCTGGCCAAGTCCGGGACCAAGAAGTTCGAGCAGCTGGAGGACGACCCGGTGCGTCCGGAGGTGGTGAGGTTTCAGGTTTACAATGACAAGAAAGACGAGTTCAAGGTTTATGAGTATGCACCGCCAGCAGGCATGACCAGAGAGCAGGTCAATGCTGAGTTGGCAAAGCGTCCGAAGAGTCCTGGGTCCCAGTTCAATTGGCTTGAGAAAAATGCAACTAAGGTAAAAAGAGATGAAACTGAGCCGCAGGCAACGCCTGCAAATGAACCTGTTCAGGCTGTACAACCTGGACCCGAGCAAGTGGTGGACGGAGTTTCTGAACCACTGACTCCTGAACCGAGCGCTGCCCCGGCTAGTACCCAGCCAGTAGTCACCAACCAGACCGAGCCGACTGACCTCGACACCCTGACCTTCCAGCACGACACCCTTGTTGATCAGTGGGAGGCACTGCCGGTAGGCCTTGAGAAGACCGCGGTGCAGGAGGAGATCTTCAAAATACGGGAGGAGATGAACAATGTTGCAATTCCTGTACCTCCGGAGGGAGGAGTTGGTCAAGGCGTGGCTGTGGCTCCGTCGCAAACCCCAGCTGCAGCCGAACCTGCAGGAACGCTTTCTCAGGTACTCGAAGCAGAACCCGCCGGAGGCCCCCAGAAGTCAGCAGGAAATTTGCCGGCAAGCAACGCAGTCAGCACTGACAGCAGTGCGAGCGTCGGAGAGTCGAGGGGAGAACTACAGCTGGTCCGAGTAGCTGCCAAGGTCGACAAGGACCTCAAGTACAACGGCGACAACCTCGGCCTGCCGCAGTTCACTTACCAGGCTGGCCCGCTCAAGGGCGTGACTTTCTCTGCCAAGGACGCCTCCGAGGAGAGCGTCCGGTCTGCGGCCGAGAAGATGAAGGCGCAGTGGGAGGGGAAGAAGAATAATGCGGTTGTCGCTACTGCCAAACCTGTAAAGGAAGAAGGACAGGTACACGATTACAGCAACACTCAGGTGAACATCAAGGGGCCTGCCGCTAAGAAGATAACCGACCTCGGAAAATCAATCCCTGATAGTGAGCTTTACACCGATCCTAACGATGATTCATATGGCCGCGAGACAGAGCCGCATATCACTGTAAGGTACGGGCTTGGTACCGACAACCCTGCAGAACTGGCTGAACTGTCGAAGGTCGGCCCAGTAACCGCCAAGATCGGCAAGGTGTCGATCTTTGAAACTGACAAGTACGACGTGGTGAAGGCCGAGATAATCAGCGACTCCCTGCGGGGCGCAAACAAAAAGGTAGGGGACCTGGTCGACCTGCCCGGGGAGACATACAAGGACTATCAGCCACATGCGACCATTGCCTACGTGAAGAAGGGCGAGGGGAAGAAATACGTTGGTAATGCCTCGCTCGAGGGTACGGAAATAACCTTCAACGAGATTGCGCTGACTGACCGGTTCGGAAAGACTCACCCGATCAAACTTACCGGGGATACTGCTAAATCTCCGGCGAAGAAACCTACACTAGTCAAGGCTAAGCCCGAAAAGAAAGTCACCTCCAAGAAAGCAGAGAAGCCCCTCCCCTCCGCCTACGCAGCACAGGCGAAAGTCATTGCTGAGGACATCGCTAGTGGCGACACGCCGTTCAAACGCGTCCCGTCCGACGCCGCCATCCGCGCCTATCGGGCGCAGAACCCGAGGGCCAAGGCCGATGCCGCCATGGCCGAGATAGCTGAGATGGACGAGGCTGAGTACCAGGGGCTGACGGCGGTGATTGAGGATGAGCAAGTAAAGGTCGCCGACGCCAAGGCGGGTCCAAGTAATTTGGGCGACCCGTCCAAAGCAGAAGCTGAGAAAGTCCAGAAGGGTATCGAGGGCAAGACCCCCATCCAGGCCGCTGAGTGGCTGATCAACAACACGCCGAACAACGGACACAAGCTGATCGCCGCCAAGGTCCGGGTGGCCCTGCTCAGGCTCAAGGGTGCAGGCGTCGAGTTCAACCTGAACGTCACCCATGTCGGCGACAGCATCCCGGCCTCCTCAGCCAACTCCCGGGGTGTGTCGACCACCGACTTCTCGGACGGCATCAAGACCACGGTCAGACTGAACGGTGCCGATGTCACCGGCAAGGTGGGGATGTCCTACGAGACTGTCCTCCACGAGCTGATCCACGCCGCCACCCAGGCGGCCATCCATGTCGGTAACCGCAAGGTCAGCACCGGCACGACGCTCGCCAAGGCTACCGCGGAGATGGTCGATGTCACCAACCTGATCATCGACCACTTCAACACCCGGGCGGCGAGCGGCGAGACCCTCACCGAGTTCGAGCAGAGGATCCTGCAGCGCAACGTCAACGCCCTCAACAACCCCTCCGAGGTGCTGGCCTGGACACTGTCCAACAAGGAGATGCAGGACTACCTGGAGACCGTCAAGCTGGGCAAGACCGAGACCCTGTGGTCCAGGTTCGTGCAGTCCGTCAGGACGTTTTTCGGCCTCACCGCCGCCTCCGACACCGCTCTCAGCGAAGTCCTGCGGCTGGGCGAGGACCTGCTCAACGCCGACGCGAACGTGGTCACCTCTTCACTGGATAAGTTGATGGGACGGACGACTGCCGAGCAGGTCCAGACCCCCCTCGGTGTCATCGCCGACGAGCAGATCAGTGAAGCCTTCAAGTCCGGGCAGAAAAAGCTCGACATGACCCTCACTGCGATCAAGAACCCGAAGTCCAAGCTCCACGATCTCTATGTCCAGTATGCTCCGCAGTGGCTGGCGGTGACCCCGCTGCACACCCTGGTGCAGACATTCGGCAAGACCATCCCGCAGATCAAGGATTTCGCCAAGCACTTGGACGCCGTGGTCTCTGCCAAGACTGAGATCGTCGACACCTCGAAGGTGGTCTACGACAAGGCCATGGAGGTGGCCCAGAAGACCGTCGGGCTGGATGTCTTCAACACCGCGGCAGCTACCGCCTCATTTAACCGCATAACCCCCTGGCTGGACGTCTACAGTCAGGACTGGGTAGAAGGTAAGACCAAGTCCGAAAAGCTGAAGAACGCTCAGAAGAAGTGGGTGGCAGCGAAGATGCAAAAGGCCACCAAGCTGACGTATATCGAGGCCTACAGCGAGGCGAAGAAGGCCTACGACGCCCTCAAGACCAACGAGATGAAGCAGGCTTACCAGGACACTGTCGAGCACATCGCCGGCATCAGGACCCGGGAGAAGAACAACCTGCTGCGCTACATTGAAAAGGTGACCGAGCCCAACTCCGACGAGCGTAAAGAAATGATGCTCAAGTTCGACGCCACCTTCACCGACCTGCATGGTGCCTACTGGCCACTGGCCCGGGTCGGCGACTTCGTCCTCAAGTACGTCGACAAGGACGGCTTCAAGTGGGCCGAGCATTTCACCACCATCGCCGAGCGCAACGAGGCCAAGGCTGAGCGCATCGCTGCCGGTGTTGATCCGGCCGGCATCAAGGAGTCGTACAAGGACAAGCAGCCGGCCGGCGCGGTCGCAATACCTGCGATGATGCTTGAGCAGTTGAGCAAGACTGTCCGGGAAAAGTACATGGTAGGGGTAAACCAGTACGACGACGTCGCCGTTGCTGATGCCCTCGAGGCAGCTCAGAACACCATCAACGACATGACCCAGATCTGGCTGCGCTGGCAGCCGGAGACCTCCGCCCTGAAAAACTCGGTGCGCAGAAAAAACGTCAAGGGCTACAGCCTCGATATGCTGCGCAGTTACCTCGATTACATGCAGCGTCATGCTTCCAACATCGCCTGGACTGAGCAGGGTAAGAAGATCGAGGGCGACCTCAAGAGCATGGGCGACGATATCAAGGCCAAGCTTGACGGTGATGCCGCTGCCAACACCGACATGGAGAACCACCTGCTCAACGACCTGCGGGCCCGGGTCCAGGCCCTGCGCTCGGTGAAGGTCGGCGTGGCTGCATCTTTCTTAGGCAAGATCGGCACCGGCTGGTACATGACCTCGCCGTCGATCGCCCTGGTGCAGATGACTCAGCTCGGCGCTTTGACCCTGCCTAAGCTGGCGGTCAAGTACGGGCCGGTCAAGGCAGCCAAGGCCTTGGCACTGTGGACCAAGGAGTCGTTCAAGAAAGACTACCGGCGGGCGCCGATGTTCAACGATCCAATTGTCGAGCTGCTCTTTGACGAACTCCACGCCGTGGTCACCATCGACAACCGCAACACGCCGGCTGCCAAGGGCAAGGAACTGGGCGAGCCGTTGTTCACCGAGGAGCAGCTGGCGAAGCGGATAGCTGACGAACTCACCCCCTACCAACGTCGTCTGTTGGTCCTGCGGGAGGCCATGGCTCGCAACCTCCTCGATATCTCGGCAGCACACGAGGCCTATGACCTGACCCGCGGCAAGGACCCGGACAGCATGATGAGTAAGGTCTTCAACCTGGCAATGAAACCGATGAGCCTGTCCGAACTTACCTCCCGCAAGGCGGCAGTGCTCAGCACCTACGATCTGGCTTCCCAGGACGGCAAGGAATTCTTCCTGGCGATGAACGACATCGCCGAAGTGGTCAACGACACCCTCTATTCCTACTCCAAGGAGAACAAGGGTGCGGCCCTGCAGGGCGGTCTGACTCGGGTGGTCCTGCAGTTCCAGCATTACCGGATCATGACCGGCATCCGGTTGGCGATGCTGCTCAACAATGCAATCAGGGGCGAGAGCAAGGAGATCAAGGCTGCGGCCACCAAGGAGTTCGTCGGCATCATGGGAATGACCGGCGCTCTGGCCGGGTCTCTTGGGATGCCGTTCGCCGGCACGGTCTTCGCCATCCTCGGGGCAATCCTGGGGGACGACGACGAGCCGGAGGATTACCGACTGATGTATACCAACTGGTTACAGAATACCTTCCCGAAGACCATGGCCGACCTCTTGACCCACGGCCTGCCGTCGCTGGTCGGGGCGGATATCTCCAAGCGGGTAGGCTTGCAGGATGTCTACGGGATGCAGAGCGAGCCGCCGCCGAGGCTGCATGGCAAGGAGCTTGCTGCGTGGTGGGCTGCCAACCAGCTTGGCCCGGTGTTCTCAGTCGGTGCCGGCTTAGCGCAGGGATATGACGAGATGATCAACAAGGGCAACTATATGAAGGGCCTTGAAGCCGCTGCCCCCAAACCGATCAAGGATGTCTTCAAGGCGATCAGAGCTATGACGGACGGGGTGAAGACCGGCGCCGGCAAGAAGTTGATCCCTGACGACCAGATCGGCCCCGACGATGTGCTGATGATTGCCCTCGGTTTCAACCCGGAGGAGATCTCCAAGGCGCAAGGGGCGGAGCGCAGCCTGCGGGGGATATCAACCCGGATCACCGAGCGGCGAGGGAAACTTATCCGGCGGGCGGCGGAGGCCATCCTTGAGGGTGACGGCGACAGTGCCGCCATGGAGGATATCAGGAAGTTCAACCTGCGGATGCCGAGGTTTGCCATCGGGGGGCGGGATATTAAACCGGCCGTGCGCAAGATCCTCCGGGGAGAGTCCGGCACGACCGGTCGACGTGAGAGGGACGTAGCTACTCAATACGAGGTGCCTGCGATGATGGAGTAACTCCTCCTATTCTTCCACACCCTTCGCACGGATGAGTCATGTGGTTTAAGCACCCAGGGTGGCTGCATGGCTCTCCGGTTTTTAATGCAGGAGTTCGTCGATTCCATGCATCCTCGTTATTGTAGGTAACTTGTATCCTGGATGCTATACATCCTATAGTCGGACACGAATGATAGTGATATCCGAAGTCAGTAAGGCGGTGCGCAGGAGCATATAATTCTTTTAGTGCCTTACCGCAAAAGGGACACGGTTTCATATCTACTCCTTCAACAACGGCGCAAGCGCCCCAACCACAGCCTTGAACAGGTGGTCCTTCGCCTGCTGCTCGGCCGGCAGTTTCTTGTAGGTAACCATGCAAGGGTGGGTTTTCTTCTCGGCGTCCTTGACCTCGCCGTATACCCAGCCGGACTCTTTCTTCTCCTTGAGCCAGGCGTTGTGATTTGCGCTTGCCGCCGCGTTGGGGTTGTCGAGGCAGAACTGCACCCTGTTGATGGCGCTGGTGCGCTGCCACTCCTCCGCCTCGACCCATGACTTCTGGCTGCCGTCGCCGAGGGCGTTGCAGAGTTCCCGGTTCGCTTCGTGACATACTGCTGCGATCTGTCTTACGTTCATGGTATTCTCCTTTTTGGTTTGACATCTTCAGTAAAGTGAGTTACGATTCTCACTGTACATGGTGGTCCCCGGGAATGGTCTCAGGGACTAAAAATTAACCCCTTCCTGGCGGTGGTGCAGCTGCTTCGGGAGGGGTTTTTGTTTGCTCTTTCCGCCTCCCAAGCTCCACAATGGCAGCAACGTTCCACAGTGCGTGGTCGATATGTGGCAGACCGCTCTCCAGGTCGAGGTGTTCACCTTGGCCGTACTTTAAAAGATGTCGCATGCAGGCGTCAAGGTAGCGGACCTCAGCATTGGGTACCTGCAAGAATCCATGTCTTGAGTATTTACCAGCGCCGTATGTGGCAACCTGCACCAGTGCCTCTAAGGCACGAGGGAACGACAAGACAAGCTCTCCAGCCAAGAGCTTGCCGCCGTCGAGCTTACTGCCGGGGTCGCTTGCTTTCTTGCCGTTGGGGTCGAACTCCAAAGAAGATTTGCACCTGACTTCCAAGTCTCCTTTCCGCCCCTCCAGTGGCTCACAGATCTTTTTCTCAGCATCGAGTTGTACCTGGACACCGGCGGCCGCACACAGGGGACAGGCCACACGGTGATATCCATACCCTGCATACGTCGAAGGTCCATCTGCTGGAGGCTCGTACACTCCGTGCATCCTGCAATACCACTGATCAGGAAGCAGCACAGGATTACCTGCTGCGTCTGTTTCCACTAATCCATATCCAGATCGTAGTGCCTTGCCGTTGGGGTCGAACTCTTCAGCGACGGCGGTCTCTACTCTTTCCTTCCAATTCTGTATGAGACGTGATGTGGATTCATCCACACATTCCGGGCAACTTGCCTCGGTGAAGTCCTTGTGGTGCACAGGGCAGCGTTTGGCTGGGCCTACCAGCTCTTCAGCATAACAATGAGGGCAGACGTTTACCGTTACCCAGTCAGTGTCCCAATCACCATGCTTGGTGCAGCGTATTTTCATCACCCAACCTCCTTTTCGAGCATTGACTTCAGCTCTTTAAGTTTTTCGATCTCCATCTCTCGTTCAACAATCAGAGAGTCGCAAGACACTATTGCCGGTTTCCATAACTCCTTGCTGATAAATTCGCGCAGCAGCGCGCCTTGGATGCGGTGGGTAGATATGAATTTTAGGAGGGTCATGGGTTCCTCTCGTTTATATATTTCTTTGCAGCAGTCAATGCCGTCGTAATGATGATGTCGGAGTCACGTTGCTCGTCCACCGGCACTCGCATTGTCCAGCGTTCTTTACCGCTGCACAGATCAAATACATGCTGTATGGCCTTTTCTATCAAGGCATTGACTTTCAATCTTTCTGGGTCATCGTCAAGGCCTGCAAACTCTCTGGCTTCCTGCTCAGATATCTCACTCATAAAAACTCCTCCCAAGGCATCATATTCATTATTCGCTGCATATCCGGATGGGCTGATTTCGCTGTTCGCAGTTTCCTGATATGCGCCCACTCAGCCGCATCGGCCGTGACTACGATCTCGGTCTTCAGGGCATTAGGCAGGACGGCTCGGGCTTGTTGGGGGGAGAGCCCATTCCTACGCATGTACTCATACGATCTCTCAGACTGGTCCATAGCTTTCAGAAAAGTCCACAGTGCTCTCGGGCCTTCTTCAAATAACCAAGACGGTTGCGCAATTATGAATTTTTCATCACCAAAAACATTGACAGGAAAATCGTACAATCCTATGCCTTCCATCATTCGTGCTGTCTTCTCTGGGTGACCATATGGGTAGGTAAACCCTTCAAGCAAAAGGGTCACAAGCTGCCTCCCTACTGTCGGCGAAGTAACTCGCAACCGATACATATTCTTGCTGACTGCGTCCGGAGACAGCGGCGCATTATAGGAAAAATTGTCGAAGATCCATTGCTGTATTCTTTGCAGAAGAAAAAGGTTTCCGCTCCAATTTATATTGCAGGAGTCGGTAGCTCCTTTGTTCTTTTGCTTGAAAAATCTTACTCCTCCATCCCCGTCCAAGAATCCTCTGATAAAACTCGGCAGTAAGCCGGGCGGTACCGCTTCCCACAATTTGGATATATCTTCCTCTGTTTGGTCGTAAGACTTGTTTGGTATTATACCTACCCGGCAAAGATCGTCTTTCAGTTGTGGGGAGGTCACTGTAATTTGGTTACAATTTTTGTCTGCGCTGCACATGGCAGAGGGGCGAAGAAACTGGGTAACCATCCTGTGCAGATACCATGCATACTCTTTATGCTGAGTTATGGATATTTGGGGGGAGTCTGTTGCCCTGATACTTCCATCAGCCTGTATCACTCCAAGAAGATACGACTTTTCTACTGAGTCTATTACATTGAAAAAGTCATGCGCCACTGGACCAGTATTACCTAGCGGTCTTCTATCGACATCATGGGCTACGAGAATTTTGTATACGTCCCATTCTGTAAATAGGCCGAGGGATTTTTCGGACACTTGCCGCATGGACATGCCTGCTTCGTACAGTGACACTACGTCTTCCTGTGTACCCGCGGTTACCTCAGTATTTATAGACGATACATACCTCGTACTTTCCTGAGCAAAAGAGCATGGCCTATGCCGCACCAGTTCATGGCTGACACCACGATCACAGATGAATTTTGCTGAGTAACGATGGAGTTCCTTGGGGATTTCGTCGTGGGGGCAGATGGTCCATCCAAAACTAGGCTCGACGGCAGCATTGAATGCTGTGTCAAACTCGTCTCCTACCTCAAATAGTACGTCGTACTGCCGAAGGAACGGTTCAAACAAGGTTTCGTCCATGCCCATTTCTCTCTGGTACCAAGCAGTAAGGTTGCCACCTACATACAAGTAATCCGAGTCTCGGCGTACAGTGAGGAATTTGCCGGCAGCGATCATCGCTTTTACCATGGCATCGTTGTCGTGGTCTCGGTGGCGCACCACAAAATTCGAGTGTTCAACCATAGCCAGATGTCCAGCCTTGATCAGTTTCCGGACGAACCCCTCGGCACTATCTTCAGTGATCTTGTCCTCTGAGCGGTAGCAGGTCCTACCTGCCATCTCGATGAACTTAAGTGCAGCATTATATTCTGTCGGTACTGCTCCAAAATATTCAACGCTTGGTTTGATTATGCGCATTGTGACCTCAATAGCTGATAATTGTGGTTGTCAGTCCAGCCTTCTTCGCCAAGTCGATCATGTGCTTTGTACCCTTTGACTTGCCATTCCAGAAGGCAACAAGAGCGTCGGCGTTCTGCGCCATCTCTTCGTTTCGCCTATACCCAGCACTCTTTCCATACTTACCCCAGTCTGCTTTGAAGATGGTTACCGGAATATTGTGGCAGCCGGCATACCACTCTCCCAAGCTGTCGGCACCTCTGGCTCCTCCGGATACGATAGTCACTGTCTCAACTCCTCTGAGTATGGTATCCATTGTGGTAGCCAGTAACGAGGCATTTTTGAAATCTCTTCCCCCGGCAATAATTATTTTCATGACACCCTCGTTATAGCAGTTGATGCGACCTTCATAAGTTTCCGCAGGTAGCCGAGATCCCGACGGGGCTTCTTTGTGAACAGGTTGAAAAACCATTTGAGGTTCATACTCATCTCCTTACCCAGTCTATACGCACTTCCTTGCCGCTGACTCTTTTCCAAATATACAGAACCCAAGAGCACCATCTGGGAGTGATGCAGCTCCAAGTCATCCCTGGTTCGCAGATAGACGGAACATACTCCATCGGGTACGGCCTCGGTCTTTTCATCGTCTCCCCCTCCTCTATCTCTTACCAGCTACACTCAGAGGCGCCTTCGCCAGCGCAGCAGCTACCTCCACCAAGTTCTCCACCACCGCCCCCAGTTTAGGGTTCTTCATGTCGATCATCCAGCAGGGTTGCGAGGCTGAGTCATAAAAGGTGTTCGACCCCAGGCACTTCGGCTTGTTGGCGTCCCGCAGGATTTTCTTCTTCTCAAGTTCGGTCTTGATCTGGGTATAGGACCCGAACCGGCGAGCGACCCAGGTCTTGAACGCTGCCCGGGACAGGTAGAGGATCTTACTGTCTAGTTCGTAGCGAATCAGCAGCGGTCCCCGCGGGGCTTCGATGATCGTACAGATCCCACGTGGCCGGTAGTCGCCCTTGACCAGCAGACGGTTGGAGGCGTGTTCGTCGAGGAACTGGCCGAGGATGCCGACCGGGTCACCGACTAGGTCGTCCTTGTCGCCGCGCATGTTGCGGATCACCTTGATCACCCACTCCATCGTCGGCACCACATCGAACTTGATCAGCCCCAGTGACTTGGCGATCGCTCCGCCGACTAGAGACGCCGAAGCAACGGCCGACCAATACCTCTCATCTCCCCGTACCTTCGCCCGCAGGTCAATCTTCTCCCGCATCTTGTCGATGGCGAATTTGACCACGTCGATGTTGCGGACCAGGTACTTGGCGTAGACCTCGCCAGCATGTCCGAAGTTCTCATGGATGGTCCAGTAAGTCTGCGAGGCGACCTGCCCCTTGAAGCAGTCCATCTCCGGCACCGGGTACTCGAAAACCCGGTTGATCTCGGCGGATGCGTCGTGCTTGAGTTCGGAGAGTTTGTCGATCAAGGAGGCGTTCGATGAGGTCACGGCCAGGGTGTTCCAGGCGTTGATCAGCTTGCGTTCCTCGGAGTTCTTGGTCAGCCGTGCCTTGTCCCGCCCCTGGGTTACCTTATAGACGAAGTCGCTGATCTCAATCCCCGGCATGTTGGTCACCTCGTCGACCACCAGCGGCAGGTTGCCGTAGACCCCGAGCCTGGACACGAGCGCATTTTTCGTGTCGTCCCTCAGCATCATCAGGTCGTTATGGTAGCCCCAGATCGATTGGTTGAATCGAAGCATCAGGGTCTTGCCGGCGCCGGACTCGCCGACCATTGAGATCAGGGCGCCGTCAAAGCCGGTGAACTTCATCAGCGGGGCGCCGAACCCTGCCAGAAGGGCAAAAGCGAACGGCTCCATGCCGCGGTTGTTGAAGACCTCGGTGGCGGCAGACCACTTTTCAAGCGAGCCCTGCTGCCGGAAACCCTCCGCCGACTTCGGGACGTTGCGGGCCAGGCTCGCCTCTTCGCAGGAGCCGTCGGCGTGGTAGATCTTGCGGCCATGGACGAACATCGGTTTGCCGCCGCTGGTCTCTTTCCAACCCATCTGGCAGAGCAGGCGGGTCATTCGCCGGTTGCGCTGCAGTTTTGCCTGGTACGACTCGATGTAGCCAACCATCTTTTTCTTCTCGTTCATGCCTACCACCTTGATATGATTGTCTGACAGTATGGTCATCAGTGCCTTGGGGTCATGCACCAGCGACGATCTGATCGTGCACTCCATCTCGCCCTCGTGCGGCAGCCGGTGCCGGAGAGTAGTCACCTCGTAGCCCAGCGACTCGTCGTAGGCGAGGCAGGATATGTGCAGGTCTTGGTCATAGAAGCGCACCCAGCGGCCTTCCTCCTCGGCGAATAGGCCTTCCTCGGTGCGACGGTAGCCGGCCGGCGGCTCGCACTCTTCGACAGGCACCTCTTTCTTCGCCGGCTCCGGCCGGCCGAGGACGATCGGGCTCTTGATCTTGCCGTTGTGCGGGCAGCCGATACAGCCGCCGGCGTTCTCTGAGCCGAGCTTGGCACAGGTCGTCGGGCCTACGCCTGCGTCCCGCCACTGCTGGATCTTGGCGTCGGTCTCGGTGACGGTGTAGCCGGAGTACCCCTGTGACCAGGCATGAACTATCTCCGGGCCGTTGACACAGTGGACCAGGACACCGATGCAGGCATACCACACAGGCTCGCTGATATTGCCCCCTGTCGCTCGCATCTGGCCGACCTGGGCACACTTGTCGGCGATCAGGTTGGCGTCGCTGGGCACGTCGCCATGGACGAAGAACTCAGCGTTGATGTCGGTGTTGACCTTCGGCGGCAGCAGGGCTTGGTGCTGTACCTTTTTCTTCTGCGCTGCGGCCAGCAGGCGGGCGGTGAACTCCTCGAAGTCGACGTCGCCCGGGTCGTGGATCAGCTGTACCGGCTTGGGCTCTTTGCCGGGCTTTCTATTGGTCGTGCCGGGGATGCGCAGGACCGAGGCCGGGTCGGATGTGCGGGAGGAGTCGGCACCGATCGCAGGAGCATAGGCTGCCACGACTTTCTTCAGAGTGTAGGCCACGGTCTGCCACTGCGCCGTGGGGATCGGCTCGGTAAGGATCCAGTGGGCATAGAGGCCGTTGCCGGAGTTGACCACGGCGGGCATCGGCAGGCCGGTCTCGGCGATGAATTGCTGCAGTGCTTTGCACCCTTCGCGCTGGTTCTTCAGTGGCCACTTCTCGCCGCAGTCGATGTCGAGAAAGAAGTTCTTCAGGGTCAGGGTATTGACCTGGCTCCTGGTCTTCATGGCGAGTTTCTTATACTCGTCTTTCGGCAGCCCCCTCGGCAACGAGCGGTTATGCGCCTGGGCCTCTTTGATCTTCTCAGGGCTGAACGCAGCCTGAGTTATGTAAACGGTATTGCCGCCTTTATCCAAGGCGAGGAGGTTGGCTACCGCGGCGTCGAGGTCGGCATGGAAGTGGTGACGGAAACCGCCTCCAGGCAACAGCATTGCGACGCAATAATACCCTTCTCCGGGAAGGAGCCTGTGCAGAAACATCGATCACCTCCACTAGTAGGTTATATGTGTAGTGCTTTACCTACTGGGGACGTGACATTTCCGCAACGATTTTCTTCAGGAGTGCTTGGCGCTCAGCCGTCTTGAGTTTTTCAGGCAGCGGGAACCGGCCGGCCTTGCAGCCCCTCTGAATCATCTGCGCGTACCAGTACGCCCTCGTGAGCCTGAGCTGATCCGCTACGTTGTGCCCTTTTTTCCAGCGGTGGATGGTCTCCCGGGAGATGCCGGTGATATAGGAAAAATCTACCTGCTTCATCTCGGCAACCTCGATGATGCGGAAGATGAAGTCTACTTTTTGTTTCGTTGCTTCTGACATGGGGGCTCTCTTCTCTCTTAAGGTTGTGCTTCTACCACTGCTGGTTGGCCATCTTCTCAATAGTATCAAGGAAGTCTTTTCTGTCCAGAAGACCGAGAGTACACTCGTCGACTGCGCGGTTGAAGGCTAGTTCCACTGCGAGTTCTCGGTCAGCTTTCTCTGACTGTATGGCCGCTACAGCTTGGTCGTATTGAGACTTCTCTTCCGTTACTGGATATGTAAACGCCTGAGTCAGCAGAACTTTGTCAGACGTATATCTGTCTATGAGATCTTTAGCTTTGAAGGTTCTTATAAGTTCTGCGGACCCATCACAGATCAGTCTGTATTTATCCCAAGCATCCAGTTCTCTCGGCTTCTTAGGTAACCGTGCGTTTATATCAGCTTCGATCTTCCCAAGTACACACGTCTTAACCTTTTCTGCTGATCTGGTTATTGCTGCTATATCTGATTTGTTCATCGGTGACTCCAATAGTTTAGAGGCAGGAGCGATGGTCTGCCCCTGCCGGAAGGGTTATCTTACAGACCGAGGTCTTTCATCAACTGGTCATCAGTCACTTCGCCCGGGGAGGCTGCGGCGGCAGGGGCTGCGACAGCAGATGGGACCGAGCCGAGATCAAGACCGAGGTCGTCCAGCAACTCCCCTCCACCCTGCGCTGCAGCGGCAGCTTCAGCGTCCGCCTTGGCTTTGGCCTCGGCAGCAGCCTTGGCTTTGGCTGCCTTGGTAGCCGCGGCTTTCTCGGCTTTGGACTTGGCGGCAGCAGCCTCGTCGGCCTTGACTTTTGCTTCTGCATCAGCTTTGGCCTGGGCCTCTGCGAAGTCAGTGGTCGGAGGAGGTGCGTCGGCAAGCTGTCGAGTAACCGGAGGCGCCGGCAAGGCAGGGGCATTGAACCCGCCGATGATGTCCTCGGTCTCCGGCAGGGCTGCCATCTCAGCCAGTTTGGGCAGGGAGGCTTCAGGCAGGAAACCGCCGAACTTGAAGATCAGTACAGGGTTGTCTTTGGCCTGGTCAAATCCGACCAGGGTCTGGGCAGTGCCGAGCGGAATGCCTGCAGACGACAGCTGCTTGACGTACATGCCGAAGTTTTTCAGCGACGCCGGCGGAAGTTTAAACTGGTAGACCTTCGGGTCGGTCTCTACTTTCCTGCTGCCGGGGACGAACACGGCCAGGATCTTACTATCGGCGCAGGCCTTGCCCTTCATGGCGTTACCGCTTTGGTCTACTGCACTGCCGAACTGATTGTGAGGGCAGGTGGCACAGAGGTCGCTCTGCACTGCCAGAGAGGTCGGGTCCGGCCGTTCGCTGTCGGTAGAGAAACAATCAGGCTGTTTGCCGTCTTCGTTGGGGTTGTAGGCCGTGGCATACCATGCTTTCTGCAAGGGTTTCTTGGCGCGAAGCACGACCACCGGCAAGTATGAATTTTCATCAGGGCCGATAATCATTTTGCTCGGCGGGAACAGGGTTTCTTCCCCGGCAGCGTCGACGATCTTGAACTGTTTCATCGACAGCTTTACTCTGGGAGGCATCCCAGTGGAAATGCCGGCAGCTGCCTCGTCGTTGGCCTGCTTGGCGAGGGTCGGGTCAAGAATGTAGCTCGGGATTGAGGACTTGTCGGGGATCATCAGGTCGTTCATTTGTGGCTCCTTTGAAATTTTAAGTGGGTAGATATTTAATCGTTTGCCAGGATTACTTTTCCAGCGTACTTGGAAGCCTTGGACTCGGCCCAGCCGTTATCCTCGAACTCACCAAGGCGACTCGTCTCTCCGCTTGTGTGACCAATACACACGCCAGATTCTTTGGCGTAAAACAGCACAAGCAGGCCGCATGGGAAGACACCAATGTAGGGGTACATTCTCTCTTCCGCCTTCTCAACGTCTTCAACTGTAAAATTCATTTGCGGCTCCTTTGGAATTTTTAAGTAGGGAAGTAATTATTCGATCACTGGCTGCATCCGGCGAGAGTCGTAGTGAAAACAGTGAAAGTCCCCGTCGTTGGCAACGCTTCCGAGAATTACATCAAGTGGCTCACAGAAATACGGCGAACCGGTGTTGTCTTCAGAGTTCTTGCGGGGTGGGTCCAAGATCTCGACGACGATGAAGGGGCCGTTGGAAAGCTTGTTCTGCAGCCCAGGCTTCCACTCGACGATCTGGCCTGGAGTGAATTGGTGGTCAGTGGCGGTGAGGCTTTTATACATTTCCTGCAATTTTTCCTTGCTCATTTGTAGCTCCTAAATAATTGATGGTTGCGCCCTTTCGGGCTGTGGATTAGCTGCGTCGTACCTTAATGCCTTTGAAAGTTGAGTAATTTACCCCCGGCGGAGGTGCCTGCCCGTCCTCAAGCCGCTGCTTGACCGCGGTCTTGGATACTGCATGGGTCAGGAACTCGAACTCGGCGTTGGCCTGGACCCACCCGAAGAACGTCTCCCAGTCGGCCACGGAGACAGAGTCCATGGTCTCGATGTAACTGGTGCCGTGCGGGGTCTTCATGCTGGAAGCACCGACCCGGTTCATCTCGGACATCAGCCAGGCTTCACGTTTCTCTTGCAGGACCTTGAGGTCGGCAAGCTCGGCGTCAAGGGCTTTTTTCTTGGCCGCGATCAGGTCTCGAGTGGCGACGTACTTCTCGATGACCATGTCAACGGTGATCGTCTGAGTCATGGTGGTCTCCTTCTTCTTTTGAGGTTTCAGTTCGTTGACGGTGCCGATCCAGTTGCACATGCACTCGACGACGTTGAGGTCCGGCGGGGCCGGGTAGTTGACACTGGTGAGCCGGTTCGGAGCCCTGTCGCACTTCGGGCAGGCTTGGTGCAGCCCCTTATACTCCGCCATACTCATCATGCCTACTGGTTTGGTCATCTCTTCTTCTCCGTACCAATTAGTATCGTCGTCTATCAAATGATCAAATAAAATAGACATTTTAAACTTCCTTATTCATTGTGTTGCATTGAGTGCATACAGAATCCGATCAGTCCTCATGTTCATCTTTCACCGACTTAAACTTATACTTCATTTTCTCAATATCCTGTCTGTTTAAGAATCTGTTTCTATGTCCACATTTAGGGCAGATAAAATTACCCTCACCTGAATGCCAATTGTCTCCGCCTGTACATCCATGAGGTCTTTCGTACCAATGGGTTTGGATATACTCAAGCTCATCAATGTAGAACCCAGCGCCGCACCCTGTACCATGTGCCTGATTACTTTCGCATATTACAGCCACCCTGCTAGTTTTGGTGGCAGCGGCCGCATCGAGTTTGGCTAGTTTTGTTTTAAGCTCGGCTCGCTCTCTATTAATATCTTCTAAGTGCATCTCCTCATCCTCCGGTAAAGTAAGTGGGCCTCCAATTTCGCCACGCTGCGTTTTCTCTCATTCAATTCAACCTTAGCCCTTTGTAAACGGGTTGTCAACAATTATTTGTGAAGGGGTTTACTTTTTATTTGCCATCTCCAAGACGACGTCTTGGAAACGACCTTTGCCGAGCAGGACATCATAAGCTCTCTTTTCCTCGGCCGTTGCGTAGATATGAGCGATGTCGATCTTTGCTGACTGCTTCGAGCCGTCTGTCCTGGCGTTGGCCTGCTGGACCTTAGCTGCTTTCAGATAAGGAGCGTACCAGATCGACAGCGAGGCGGCGGTGAGGTCAAGGCCATGGGCCATGGTGTCCGGGTTGGCCATGATAATCCAGGGATCGGGCAGTGAGCGGAACTCTCGGAAGATCTGAGCCCGCCGGCCGGCCGAGACACTGCCGTCGACCACCGCTACTGACCAGCGTTTGCGGAGCTCAGTGGCGAGGGTGTTCAAGACTCCGGTGAATGGTACGAAGACCAGGACCTTCTCATTGTTGGCCTCGATCAGTTCCTCAAGGACTTTCAGGCGCGGGCCGAAGTCGAACTTGACCAACTTACCTTCCGCATCATAAGCCACGCCGCAGCTCACCTGGATCAATTTACTTAATAATACCGCAGCGTTAACTGCTGTAACTGTCTGCCCTCTCAGGTCGGTGGCGGCCTGATTGCGCAGCTGCTTGTATGCCCTCTCCTGCTCCGCCGACAGTTGCGCCCTGCGGTCGATGAAGCACGGCTCCATGGTGGAGCAGACTGTGCGCTTGAAGCGGATGGCAGGTTTCAAGATCCGAGCAACGGACTCTTCCGCCCCTTTCTTCGGCACCCACTTGAACGGCCCGAACTGCAGCATGGTTTCCTGCTTGAAACTGGTGAAGTGGCCACGGTAGTTCTCAGGGGTGATCAGCTTGCACTGCCCGAAGGCATCAGGGGGTTCATTAGGAGTCGGTGTACCGGTCAAGCCCCAGGCGGAGCGGACGATGCCCTGCTTGTTCAGCACCCGGTTCATCGGCGCCCACAGAACGCCCTTCTTATTTTTTGCTGAGCGAAGTTCTGCTAACTCATCAACGATCACCAGGTCGATGTCTGGCCGGGCGGCGAGGGCCTCTTCGATGAGTCCTACTCCGTGGTGATTGACGATGTAAAAATCATGCGGCCGAGCGAGTAGCTCAAGGCGCTTCTGCCGGCTGCCGTGCAGGACGGCGAAGGTGCGCAGCGGGAAACTCTCGAAGATGTTCTGCTCCCAGACATCGTAGATGGTAGAGAGCGGGGCGGCGATCAGGGTGCGGCGGATCTTGCCGGCACGGCGGAGGTAGTCGGCAGCCCAGAGGGCACTGAGGGTTTTTCCCGTACGCATTTCTGACAAACAGTAGCAGCGGGAGTAGAAGGTGAAAAACTCCGCTGATTCAATCTGATACCACCTCGGAGTGTACCTCCCAGGCCAATCATACTGCGTCCTGATTGGGCTCTGGACCTTAACCCCGATGTTATTGAGTACCCGGGCGACCTCAAGGGTGTGTGGCACGGCAACGAACTGCCGGCCCTGCACCACCGCCTCCTTGAGATCAGGGAACAGGGCGCGGAACTGGCCGGCGTTGTCGGTCTGGAGGACGTAGTGGTCGTTTAGGACGCGGATGGTCATTTTTTAGCTCGCTGCCGCTCTATTTTTATCCTCTGCAGTTCTTTCTCTTCAGGAGTTTTGTGGTGCTGTAAAAAAGAGTCGTAGCCTTGAGAAAATACCCAACAGTCGCAGACGACAAACACAGCAGCAAATATCCAGAATCCAAACCAGTCCATAATCTCACCTCTCAGAGTCCAAGAACTCTCGGAAATTAGCTCCCTCGTCAATCTCTTCCAACCACTCCTCAAACACCTTCAAAGTCTCAGGCCCGTCTACAATGAAGCAACTGCCTCCGGAGCAGGAGATGGCGTCGAGTTGCAGCGCCTGGAAGCCTGTGGGCTTCTTACCGGGGGCCTTTAGTTCTACCCCGAAGAAAATTCCTCGGTACTGCCCTATTATGTCCGGAATGCCTTTCACCGACATCATGCCTTGTACTGCAAAGTAGTACCAGCCGGCAGCCTGTTTGAATGTCCCTGCCTTGCTGGCCGGCTGGATGTCGTAGCGGGCGAGGAGATCGCGGGCAAGGTTTTTTACAACCCCCTCTGGAGTGCTCATTAGAACCCCTGAAACTCAGGCGTAGTCACAACCAGCAACCTCCGCATTGATCTCTTCCAGACAGTGTATCCATCCCCTACCTCAGCGTCTTTCATTTCTCTGATAATGGCTGACATGGTTTCAATCGCTTCCTCTATTGACGGAGTTATGATTCCGCCTGTCTTCTCCCCGGCAAGTGTTATCTGCAACACATCAATGTCCTGTTCTGCACACGCAACACAGAGGCTAATCTTGTCTCTGCTAAGGTGGTGATACCCACAGAAGTCCCCAGTTACCCCACAGTTGCTACACTTCGATTCTTCGTGCTCAACACTCATCACTCCCCCCAAAGAAAGCCAGCAGGAAATTCCCCGATCTCAGTAGCAAACCCAGCCGAGTTCCGATGTCCGCCGCCATTATACCGCCGAGCCACCTCAGAAACATCGAAGTCACCAACCGATCGCAACGACCACGACCGCACCCCTTTTCTGTCGCAATAGGTCGCAGAGAACGGGGCGTCTGGGTAGACCCGACAGAGTTCGTTGCCTATCTCTGAAACATTTGTTGAGGCGTTCAGCACTGGCACCTCGTGGATGTCCCAGAACATAAACCGAACGTCGCGCAGGGCAGCTTTGATCTGGCCGTTACGAAAGGTCTGGATGTAGCTGCCGGCGTTGTAAGCACTGAGGATGAAGTCTGGATGCGTGGCTTCAGTGTGCCAGATACCAAACTCGAAAGGCAGAGTGGCAATGTAGAGGTTAATGGTCTCCGAGTCCGGTAACTCGAACTTCCACAGGTCTCTGTCCTGCACATAAGCGAGGATGGCAGGCATCGACTCACGTTTATGGAAATACTCCCAGGTCAGGGCGCAGCCGGACTTGTTCATGCTGAAAATGGCGTAGTTGCTGCCTCGTAGGTTCTCCTCCGCAGATTTATGATGATCTATCACCAGCAGCGCATACTTGGCGGCTAGGGCGTCACAGGTCTCCCGGTCGTAGGAGAAATCAACGATGAGCAGGTGCGTGGTGCCCTCAGGGATCTCCGGTACCGGCTGGTTGTACTGGACCGGGATGTAGGTCGCCGTGTCCTGGTAGACTCTCCAGGCTGCGTAGGCTGAAGCAAAGCCGTCAGCGTCTGAGTGGTAGAGAACTGTTACTGGTTTCATTTTTCCTCCAAAACTTCGTGTTCGTCAACCAAGTCAAGCCCGTCCACAGCAATGAGTGGATCCACCTCTCTAAGCAGCCCGCACAGAACTTTTGCAGACTGCTCCTCATCTTGTATCTTTGCCCACTCAACTGCGCTGCAAAGGCGAGCAATAACTGCGGCAAAGCTTGGCGCTTGGATATTGTACCCTCGAGACAGAAACTTCCTAACCCGCAGCAATGATCCGCCGGCGTCCTCATTCCGCTTTGGAGAGCAGTACGTCAGCCGTCGAGCGGCCAAATCCGCATAAAAGTCCGAGTGGCAAGTAGATTTCCACTCATCGTTCTCGGACCAGACAACGGCTTGTGCCACAGTAAAATCAAAGGAGTCTGTGCATTCTACAGCACTGGTAAACAACCATCTATGGATGAACTGTACAGGCATCCGAGAACCAGTCAGCACAGTAAAAGCATTTTTTGATGAATGAAACCTTGATCCAGGACGATCTGCGTTCAGCTTGCGACTGGCGGCTTCGAGCTGATCTTTTGTGGCCCCGAACAAATCCACATCGGAAGGTTTTTCTCCTGCGATTGTAGCTCTGATAAACCCTCCACCGAGTAACAACCCTCGCTCCATAATTAGTTTCCGGATATCTTTCGGCAGACGTGTAACAATCAGGCGCAAATCATCCTTCCTCAGTTCACTTGGCATCATCCATCTCCTTGTTGGTTTATGAGCCTGTCGGCCCGGGCTTGTTCAACCTCTGCCGCCCACTCATCCTCGGACAGCGGCTCCTGATCCCTATCCCAGCACCAGTCGATGTAGTCTTCGTATGAGGTGATCATGGTTTATTCCTTTCTCAGGAAAGCAAAAACTTCCTTTTTAGAGACTAGGCACATCGGCCAACTGTTGACAGTCCCAGCACAGATACAGAAATCGTCGGAGCCTTCTGGCAGTGGGTGCTCCAATAGGTCGGAGACATAATAAGATTCGTGTCCGGTAGGGCCCCCGACAAACCGAAGAATATCTCCACGCTCCGTTGTCATGATAAGCATCTCAATGTCCTTATCTGGCAGCGGAATGACCCTCCGGTTGGTATACTTTTGAAAAGTTTTGTCCCAGTCGGCTTTTTCCATTGACCACTTGCTTTTTATTTTCATACTCTCTTCTCCCCGCGCCGTGAGGCGCAATCATTTACAGCACAGTATGGACACAAGCCGGACGGCCTGGCCGGGAAGCGCTCCGACGCCCAGGCATCCTCCATCCTCTGCACTCGGGGTAGGAACTCCTGCCAGACCTTGGGGATCTCCGCCTTGGTGATTGGCTTGATGCCGGTCGTCTGCTGGTGCTTGGTCCAGATGTATTTGCCACCGAACTCCTGCAGGTACGGCCTGACCACTGACAGGGCGGCGGCGCAGACCCGCAGCTGGTCCTCGTCGTCCTTGATCTTGCCTCCCGTTTTCCAGTCGAAGAGATTGACTGAGGACTCCTTAACCTTAGTGACCACTACGTCGAGCTTGGCCCTGAACCAGGCATCCTTGGCGAACCAGCTCACCGGCTTCAGCTGCCGGGTCAGGGCGATCTCAAGCTCAGCCTCGACCTTATGGCCGGAGCGGAGCATAGCCGTCGCATATTTCTCGACGGGCTTCAACGCTTCGATGTCCGGGTGCGGGATGCCTTTCAGGAAAAGCTCTCCTGCTTTGTGGACGCGGTTGCCCCAAATTACGGCCTCGGTGTCTACCCAAGGGATCACGCAGTAGAAGCGGTTGGCGGCGTAGCGCTTGGGGCAGCCACCTGAGCCGTCGAAGTCGTTGAGGGCGGTGTAGCTCCAGCTGAAGGGCTTGCCCTTGGCGTTTAGTGGTTGGGTCATTTTTCCTCCAAATATTTGCTCAACGGAGACGGCGCATTCACCCAGTCTGGGCATGGTTCTACCTCAACAAGTACCTTGTCAAGCATAACAAAGTCCCAAGACAGGATTCCATCTGATGTGTTGAACCATTGCCAGTTATCTGGGAGGTCAGTTGCTTTGGTGATGACCGTGTGCTCCCTGATCAGCTTTATTAATGTATCCCTAGATATGTATGCTTTCATACTCTCCTCCTTAGAAAAATGATGCCCTCGCAGTCAGTTACCCAGCCAGAGTGCGATCCTGCGAGGGCATCGTCCAGCGCACACCTTACTGTGACATGGTTTACAAACTATTGCAAGCAAAAAGTTGCGGGGTTTACCTTTTAAGAATAATACTTCCTGCTTTTTCGATCTTTTTTTATTTCTTTGGGGACAACATCCCCTTCCAACATCTTACGGACTTGACGAACTACTGAGGCGGGTGTGTATTTATAAGCAACAGAAAAATCATCTATCGTCTCAGCAATCTTACATAAAAGATCTTCTCTGTCGTCATCTGTCCACTTTTTGCTGACTCTTGCGGGCATGGCTCCTCCTTTACTTTTCACAGTCCCCGTAGCTCACCGCATATCCACCGGATGACTTCAGCGGCAGGTCCGGGCACCATGCCGGCGCCGTAGCCATGACTTCCTTCATCATTTGCAGACAGTCGTCGGCGCGGTAGAACGGGACGCAGCATACCACTTCGTCGTAGGTCGAGGTCACTACTGAGTATATCTTACCAGCATCGCGTTGCCGCTGCAGTTTCAACCAGCGGTTGATCTCCAGCATCTGGTCAGTAAGGACGATACGGGCCAGCGCCTGAATAATATTTTCAACGGCCTTTCCGCCGTACAGGTACGACCATTCGTTCTTGCGCCTATTGGAGAGGTAGCGAAACTCACCGCTGTCATTGCGTTGCAGTTTATAGTACCTGATTTTCATACCGTTAGGGAGAAGAAACCCTTCGGGGCAGGTAGTGACGAGGTTACGTTTGCCTACCGGAATGGTCTCGCCCCGCACTATTGCGTCGAGCGCTCGCTGTGCCTCACCCCAGAAGTCCACAATCGCTTTGTTGCTCTGCCGGTACTTATCCACTATCTGCTTCACTGCCGCGCAATGCCAGAGGTGGGCTTCCTCGTTAACATTGAGCGGTTTCAACGCCAGTGCTTCGTCTCGCAGGAAGGCGTAACCGGGCTTGTAGCTTCGCTGGTGGCAAAACGTATCGATGTCAGCACCAAGTTTTTCTGATTCCTTAGCTCCGAAGATTATAGAAGGCATCCCCATAAACCCGACCCGCAGGCTCTCCTGGAATTTCGACCAACCCATTCCGTACCCACAATTATGCACCAACAAAGGACCTTTGTCTGTTAAGATTGCGAACCTGTTCCTCGGCCCGGCGAAGGCGATGTCGTAAGTCTGCGTTTTCAACTTCAAGAAGGGCGTACTGCTTTCGTAACTTGGCGAGGGAACCTTTGTTGCTTGCATTCTTGCGTGATGGTACAAATCGAAGATTTCCCGGCTCGTACCCTTTGTCATTGTCTTCTCTATCGAGTTCATAGTGAGCAACATCCCAGTCGGGCAAAGTACACAAGTAAGCAAGAAATTCTTTCCTATCTTCAAGCCAAGGTGTGTACACCTTAATTCCTCTGCCACCGTAGTTATCATACTGTTTATTGCGCGGGTTATGGCATCTTTGAACGCACGCAGATATTCTATTAAGTAGTCGCTCTCTGTGGTATGAGTCCTCAACAATGGAAGCGTAGCCAAAGTAGTTTTTCTTAAAAACTCCGGTAGCTTTTTTTGCACAGTTGTTGCAGCGCGTTGAAAGCCCTCTGCGAAAATTATCCCGTAATATAAAACCCTCCCAGCCGCAAGAGCATCTGCACCACGGGTGCCACCCGTCGGGTCTGTTGTTTGTTCTTTTTGCTCTCCATTCGACGATTGTAAGCTCGCCTTGCTCAAAGCCGACTGGAAAAGGGAACTGCTTGTAAGGACCGACTGCCACTCCTGCCACGAACTTTCCGTCAAGATTTCGTGGTCCGGTGTTATGGTTACTCCGAAAGCCTTCAGACATTCTCGTTCTCCTTTTGGTACGACACCAGCATGAGTGACGAACCTTTCACCGTCCCATACTGTATCCGTTGCTCTTACGGATACTATATCGACCCAGCCTCGGTTAGTCAATACCTTTGTGTCACCACCTAAGCAACCGAGAACAGAGGCCTTGCCAGCAAGCCCCTCAAGCCAGAACTCATCAAGCTTGCGGTTGACTTCATAGCCGAAGATCTTTGTCGCTTGCCGGTTGTAAGGGTCGCCGCCGGCGCGGAACAGATCCAACAGGTCTTCCTGACCAGCAGTGTAAGAGAGCTTTCGGGCCTCGATCTGCCCAAGGTCGCGCACGACGAGAACGTGCTTCTCAGGAGCATTGAGAGAGCGGCGCAGGGCGCCAGAGGTCGGATCACGTGGATCGACCCGGTTCAGGTTGGTCGTGTTCTGTTTATCCCCGCCGCTGTCTCGCCCGGTCCTCGCTCCATAGTAATTATGATACACCGGGAACGCACCGCGCTTGCCAATCTTGAAGAACCGCTTACTCCGGGTTTCCTTGATCGTCGATTTGATCCCCATGCGGGCCTCAACTACAGCCTGGACCTGCTCGTCCGGGTGGTCAAGGAGCATCTTAAACTCCTCGTCGCTCTTGCCAAAGGCGTAGGCCCAAGGGTAGGAGTTTTTCTCCTCTTTCATCCGCACCCGGTCCTCGACCGGCAGCCCTGCAGTTTTGAAGGAAGGCAAGATCCCAAGCGGCGGCTCCCCGGCGTTGTCCGGGTCCACCCTGCCGTCCTTGACTTTCGAAGGGCTGAGTTTTTTCGGTGGGTCCACGCCAAGGGTCAGCAGCAGGGCTGCAAACTGGTCGTTGGAAGCGAGCACGGACTTGTCTGTCGCGCACTTCTTCAGCAACGCCCGCTTGCTCCTGCGCTCACGTTTATACTCCTCAATCAGAATGCCTCGCTCCACCTGCAACACCGGCTCGGTGAATAGGCGGATGGTCAGATCGATCAACCGCAGCTCTGACGGTGGAAAGTTTCGCTTCATCGCATCAAAGGCGTCGGAGGTCATCTCCACGTCGTTGCAGCAGTAGCCGCCGAGTATGCGTTGCTGCTCGTCGGCCAGATCCCAGAGATTGATGAAGTTGACCAGCTCATGCCCTTTCTCACCGAGATGCAGCAGGCGGGCGATGTTGGCTAGGCTTACTGACTCGTGCGGGTAGAGGGCGCGGGCCATGCTCAGGGTGCAGCCCCAGAACGCCGGTTTGATCCCTGCCCGCCAGGAGAGTATGGCACCATCAAAGTGAGTGTGATGGCAGACGACGAACGATTCCTGCCAGGGGTGAGTCTTCAGGAAGTGCAGGAGGTCGTCGCGTTTGTAGATATAAAACGCTCGCTCACGCTCTATTTTGACCCCCAAGCCGTGGACTTTGAAGAGAGGATGACGGACATACTCTTCCGTTGTCATCTTTGATAGGGTGATATTCTCCTGCGTCGCTGGGTGCTTGCCGTAGGCGGTTTCCCAATCAAGGACTACTTTGATCATCCCCTCCCCTCCCGCCCCACCACGTGGTGGTGGAGCTTCAGAAGTTTGGTCATGTTCTCCGGCTTCGGTCCGCCAGCACCCGACTCCCAGAGTTGCCAGACACTGACGGAGACCCCGAGGATCTTGGCCATGTCCTGCTGGGTCCGCCCGAGGGTGGTGCGAATGAATTTGATCTGTTCGGGGGTCATGTGCGAGGCTCCCAGAGTCTGCGGGCGGACTTCTCCACGCGCTGGAGGATGGTTTTAAGGTCTTTGCGTCGGGCAAAAGGCGGCATGGTAAGTGTGAAATTCGTACCTTCAAGGGCGATAGTCCTGCCATGTCCGAGGTATGCGTTCTGTATGGCGCTGGCCATGTTCTGTCTGTTGTTTACAATCTGCATTCTCTACCTCCCCAACCAAGCAAAAATTCCACAGATAAACCCAGCCCAGGCGATGGTGAAACAGAACCAGGCGAGTTTTTCTTTTGTTGACAGGCCGTCGAGCGGGGTGTCTTCGTCGTAGGTTTTCATTTTACTCGTCCTCCTCTTCTCGCAGTTTCTCCAGGAATGCTGGAAACTGGCTTACTTTATCCTCAAAAACAGGTTTTTTATATCCCTCTACTGTTAGCGTGGGCTCAATGTCTCCGGTCTCGCCGGAAATAACGTAGACATACTCTTCCCAACAGTCCCTGGTACCTGGTGGCAATATCGCCACATCTCCCGGCTCAGTTTTGAAGTGAGCAATAACCTGGGCAGCCAGACAGCCCATACCGTTGGCGAATTTCGGCGGCTCTTTCCCGCTTATGCCGTTTACGATCTTCATGCCTGTCAGGAACTTAGCGAGATCCTTACCGTGCCCCTCTGGATATCCGTCGTAGTGCTTGTACATAACGGCTATCTCTTTTCCGCTGTCTTTGAAAATTGTCAGGCTACGTGTGCTCATGGTGACCTCCTTAAAGTAGTGGTTAATGTGACTCAGTTTACAGTTTATCGGTCGCCGCTGCAAGATAAAGTTAATTCAAACGTCCCAGCGGCAGGAATTTTCCATAAGTTTGCACTCCTGTCTTTACCTGACAGCGCGGCCCACTCAGCACTGCCGGCGTTTTTAGCCGCCTCGCCGGTGAGGGAGAACCCTCTTTTGGCAGGAGGGGCGAGGAGGGTCGAGCTGTCCCAGCCCATCCGGGCCATGCGCTGCACCAGGCTGGCACCGCTCGCTAGGCCGATGAGGACCGCCAGGTCGCCCGAGGTGTAGCTCTTGCCGTCATCACAGTCAAGCTCGTAGGTCTTCTGGCCGGAGGGCAGGGTGATACGGCGGGGTGGGCGGATGACACGGGTTGGCTTAATACTGGGCGTTGTCATAAGTCACATTCATCTCGGTCTGGTGCTGGGTGAGTTTGTCTATGGCCTTCGGCAGGGTGCGGATGAAAGCGAAGGACATGGCGGCTATCAGGGACGCGGCTGCAGCGTAGAGGAGTAGGGATTTCATAGGTCAACCCTCCATCCAGCCAGACGGAGACGCAAACTTATCGGAAATAATCTCGACAAGATCCTCAGCCTCTGCCAGTGTGGAGCATTCCGCTAGTTCTACCGGCTCGCCTTCGTTGCCGTAGTCGTCATCCTCCTCATCGCAACGCTCAATAGAAACCCATACTTTGTATGTTACGTATTTGCTCATTTTATCCTCCTTACCAAGTTTTAATATCTTCAACGTGACCGTTGCAGACAAAGACGATGAAAAAGTCTTCGGGGCGGCTCGGGTCCGTGTCGTCGGGGTCGGTGAGTTCCTTAACAGCATCCTCCTGGCCTCTCAGTTGCGCCTGCTCGACGTTCTCAGCTTCTACCCAGGCACAATATGAGTCGTGCCCGTAAGCGCTGGACAGGTAGTCAGGTGTGATCATCAGGACCGTGTATGGCTGGAGCTTCGCTTGCTGATGAGGGGCTTGCTTTGCTTCGAGTGCGTCCAGTAACTTGTCAACGTCTGCGTCGGTGTAGGTCATATCTTTTTCCTCCTCTGGTTTATCCTCATCCTGCCACGGCACGGTGCCGTGCGTCCTTAGCTGCTCGAATATGTCTGCTACTGTTGAGGGTTTGGGCATGGATCAGTCCTCGTTAGCGTAGCGATTATACAGCCAGCCTCGGTAGCCTTGCCGGGTGTCGCCGTTGCGTACCTCATAAATCCAGTCCTCAAGTGGATAGTTCCTGTCCTCGTTCCAAGGTGAGCTGGCGAATACCTCATTAAGTCTGTTCTCAATTTCTTCGTGTGTCATGGTTTTACCCTCCTGTTTAATTTTTGTCTGTGCTGCCTCGCCGCCGAGGAGGGCGCGTGTCCCTCCCCAGGAGCCGGGCGGCTCAAGCGTCTTCAGGGTCGTGTTCAATAACGATTGCACCAGTGGCGTAGGAGATATAGAAAGCATTTATCTCTTTCCCGTTGCCGTCCACAATTACGAAGTTTTCCGGTGCGTCTGCGGCTATCTCATCTACCAATGCTTTAAGGTCGTCGGTGTTCATGATTTTTCTCCTGTGCGATTTTTAAGAGTTAGCTTCTGAACAGGTAAGTTTTGCCCTGGTATTCACAGGTAGAGTAATCGCTTTCCAGGTCGTCAACGGCGGCTTCCCAGTCGATATAGTCGAAAGGCCATGCTGCGTCCCTTATGGCGTTGCCGTGCAAGTCTTCCGCCAGGTCTCGGGCGTAGTCGGCAAAGCCGTCAGCCGGTATCAGTGACTCGCCGTGCATCCACTCCCTACCGACTTCGGACTCAAGGGCGTTGAGTTCGTCGAGTTCTTCCTGATATTCGGATTGCCAGTCGGAGAGGGCTTTCTCTGCCTCCTGGTGCTCGTAGCTGAATCCTTGGGCGTCGGGGCCGTTACTCAGCTTCATAATCCTCTTGCGCGTCGCTGACGGCATCCTGGAGGCTTTCCAGCTCGCTTTGAAGTTCGCACTGTCTCTTGTAAAGGTCTCTGGTGTCGATGATGTTCATGGTTTGGGCTCCTGTTGTTCGGATTTGAGTTGCGCGACCATGCCCCGCAGAGTGTGAAGCATATGTTTCGGGATCGCGGTCTGGTTACGCTCCCAGCGGTTCCAGGTGATCCGGGAGACACCAAGAAGGGCGGAGGCTTTTTCCTGGGTCAGGTGGAAGGCTTGGCGGAAGGCCGTCAGGTGCGCGGGAGTTGCGCGGGGTTCAAGTTTAATCTTTGGCAGGTCAATAGATGCTTTCATGTCCATAAACTCCTCTACGGCCCAAGGTATTGCGGTGCGGCCTGATTCATAATTACGCCAGATGGTGACAGGGCGATGGAATTGCGCGGCGGCGTGTTTTATTGTCCAGCCGATTCCTTCTCTTATTTGCTTCAATTCTTGCGGTTCCATGGTTTTTCCTCCTTATGTATCAATAATATACTGGTTTAGAGGCAATTGTCAAGCGGTTTACTTTTGAAATGTATGATTTTTTTATTTTTGTAGTGGTTCCCAGTAGATAGGTGGGAAGACTAGAAAAATCATTGTTAAAAAAGAAAATCATACTCTGACTTAATGTTTTTTTGCCACTTTATGTTACATTGGTACGGGGTTGCGGTTGCTGCCACTGTCAGGCAAATGTAACATAAAGTGGTAAGTTTGCGCTTGCGTAGGCAGTGTTTATCTATTTATTTACTATATATATATATATTATTTAATAAGTATAATATAAGGGGTACGATTTTATTCGATTTTCTTCACTTGGCTGGAACTTGGCTCTGCCACAATGTGGTGGAGAAAATACCTTCTTTTTGTAAACTATGCAACAGAAAAACGCTGTTTTCGCCTGATTTTTCCATATTTGACCTCCTGCAAATCAAATTCTTACCACTAAATGTTACACTAAAACCTGCGGAAATCGCGTTTTTCCTGCTCCATCTCCTCCGGCTTTTCTCTCCTTTTTCCTGTAACATTTAGTGGTAAGATTTATTTTGGTTTACATTTTTTCAGTAAAACACCAAAATTTTTTCAGATAAAAATCATCTCAGACGTGGCCCGATCCGCACTTTCCTAACTCAATTCTGCTCCCTCGCTAGTGTTTGACCTCCTAGCGGCAGTATAGTTTTGTTACTTTTTATGTATCAGAATGTTACTACAGATGTATACTCCTGTTACATCCTTTGTAACAATTCACTACTCAAAACATGCAGGTCTTTGGTTTTTAGGTCTTCGGGCCTGCATGTTTTAGGTATCAAATTGTTACTTGCTCCCCTCCTCCAGCCCTTTCAGGTATGCCTGCATTGCCGTCATAAGCCGTCCCTTTGTCGTGTAGCCTGTATAAAGTACGGTTCGCACTCCTCCGCCTTCATTGCTCATCTGCTCCAGGCATACTCCGCCATAGGCCCAGCTCAGATGATAACAACCAGGGTTCGCCTGATAGGTTCCGTCTTTCCTGGTGTATGTGGTCTCAGGATTGCCGGTTACTTTGTTGATCCGGGCCACAACCATTTCAAGGTCTTTCTTAGTTACTCGCTGCATAATATTCCCCTCTTTAATTTTTGATTTTAACACAAGGCCCGGCGAACCGGGGCATGCTGGTTTGCTTTTCCATTATTTTACATGTATTACTACGTGTCCAGCTTTTGCGGCTTTATACATCGGGCGGTCGGTTGTGTTGGCGTGCAAAGAAAATTTCCCAGTGTCTTTGTTTATCATTCCCCATACAACACGGAATGGTTGCCACCTTTTCATATTAGCTATTGCTAGTCTTTCTTCGTTCGTCATTTCCATCATATCACCTCAAAAATGTAAAAGTGAACAACCTGCAACCGAGCCGAAATACTCAACCGATAATACCCAGGTTCGGATAACAACTTAGAGAGCGCTTGCCGCATAAGGTTTGTTCTCATGATTTAATCCTCCGCAGTCTGCAATACATTCCAGGTCCGGGGCCGCGACCAACTAATTTCGTGCCGTCTGACATCTCTGCATTGAATGACATTTGATTTTTGCAGTATCCAAAGTCTACAGTGTGATAGCCTATGATTTTTGCCAGGGTTTCGCCGGGCCAAGAGGTTACGCTTTTACAATCACTCGACACATAAGCAGTCAGTTTTCCATGCTTTTGTAGGTAGTTAATGTCCTGCTTAACACAGCATTTATAGCAGGACGTTTTACCTGTTTCGGAGTTAGTGCCGTATCCGCTTGTATGCTCGGAATGCTCGCTTTCAAGATGACCACAGTCACACATTATCAGTCCTTTAATTGTTTTCATTTCATCACCTCAAGAGCTAAGGTTATTGGTTCAATAAGCGCGGACACTTTGATAATTGCCAGGTGTCCGGCATAGATTAGAATGGCTAAGAGTATGCAGACTAGGGCTTTCATAATTACACCGCACAGTAACGGCAAAGGGTTATTCTTGTATCTGATGGTTTCATAGTTGTCAGATGTTCCTTGTCTATTCTGCATCCACAAACGCCACACTTAACATTTGAATAAAGGTGTCTGGTTTTCGGTATTCTTTTCTTGGTTTTCATCTTCTCCGCCTTTGCCGGGATATCCCGCCCGGTTCGGGAGTTTGAGGTTATTTAATTTCGCCTATCAGTTCAATGTTGAGTGCTTTGCAGGTTTCCCTTGCTTCTTTCTTTGTCCAAGACCAAGGAACTACAACATCGTTTCCCTTTTCGTCTACTATCCGCCAGCAGTTCCGCCAGTAAATCCGTTTAGCCGTTCTCATTTCGTTTATGTCTCGCTTTAGATATGCTTTTCTCATAATGTCCATCTCCTTAAGTTGAGTTATTCTCAATCAATCTCTATAATTAATCTTATTCGATGTAACATAATGATGCAAGGGAAAAGTGACAGGGTTTACTCTTTTAATTCGTTGCTCGGTTTACAATGATATTGGGTTTACTCAGGAGATAGGGTTTACTTTCTCAGATCGGTTGCACAGGTATACTTGCCAGGTCGCTGCGCCTGGTTCGGATCAGATCAGGGAATTTCATTTGACAATGCAGGGGCGCCGGGCGCATAGGGGTAGGGGCCTCCGTGATATCGGGGAAGGGGTCGATGGGGGCTGGGCGGGAGGGTAGGGCGTCTTCAATTCATACCTTCTGACACGAACCCCTTAGATTTTAGTAAAAACACGTAAACCCCCGTACTTACTACAAAAATCTCCCTACCAAAAATATAACCCCCCGTTTTTATTGCAAATTTCCGTAAACCCAGCCACATCCCAAGAACCCTCACAAATAAATCCCTCAACCAGTATCATCCTGTTACTTTTCTCTTGCAATTTCTCCGCAAACACGCTACCACCTTTAGTATGAACCTGACAAGCCATCACACCTTGCTCGAAGACGACCTC